ATCAAGGACCAAAGAAAGAAAACTCGGAGTAGTAAGGCAGGAACTGCCTGAATCGAAGCTTTCTCAGAATCCATCATGGATTCGTTTACAGAAAGAAGATGCATACCTTTAGGTAGCATTAGTTCACCTCTCATTATTTCTGCTATACTAACCATTTTTTCTCTATATTCAGGATTAGTCCAATTTCTTTTTTGAGAACATGATTTACTACAAAATTTTCTGTGTGAACTTTCTAATGATTCAAATTCTTTTCCACAATATAAACAGTTTTTCTTTATTCTTGGCCAACAATTATAATCAGTAGAACACTTATGACTACAAAATTTTCTTTTATCATTTATACTAACTTTTAATTCTTTATTACAATTCAAACAATTCTTTTTTATTCTTGGTAATTTGTTACTCATTTTTTACCCCCTCTAACGAAGTAAGGGGCTAATGGTTAGAGCACTAACCCCATAAATCTTATCAATTAAAAACTGTCTTATCCATATATTATTTACCTTTTTCCAATAGAGAAATTCTTTTCTCTAGTTGATCCATTTTATTTTTCTGATCTTTTACTACCATTAGAAGTAAAACTCCCAATTTTTCATAACTAACCGATATTGGTTCACCTTCGTTTGACAGAGAAACTAATCTTGGGATTATTTTATATGTATCTTCAGCCAATAAACCAAAATCATATTCTCCTTTCTGGTTATCAATGATAGAATCTTTCCATTTAAAAGATACGGGTCTTAATTGATAAATTTTTTCTAAATCGATTGATAAATCATTGATGTCTTTTTTAAATTTTATCGATGAAGCTTGTAAGGCTAGTTCTCCGACAGCTCCGCCTCTATCTATCCATACCGCAACAGTTCCAACTCCAGAAGGTATCCAATGTTCTCTGATTCCAAGGGTCACCGGGCCTGCTCCGCCCGATGTCGAATCTTTTTCTACAAAAATTCCAGCAGCAAAATATCCACTATATTGAGTTGTTGGAGCTAAAGAATTCGCATAAATTCCAGTATTACCAAAAAAGTAACCCCCATATAAACTTCCATATCCATAAATGCCAACGTCTCCAGTCCCCTGCACCCCGGTTGTGCTAAGTCCAGTAAATACTCCGGCCCCCGAAACACCTACAGTTCCTGTTCCATAAATACCCACCGGTCCTTGCCCGTGAACTCCATATCCGGCATCTTGATGAGACTCAGCATAAATTCCTATACTAGAGCCAGGTCCCGTCGCACTCGCATTAACCCACATAGCAGTGTGCCCAGACACAGTATCTTCCACACTTAAAGCTCCATTATATCCGCTAGTATTTTTTATATCACATCTGCAAGAACCAGTGTAAATTGGAAATCCAATTCCAACATGAGAATCAAAATATGCATAAGCATAGCTATTTAAATAACTATTTGCAATTAAAGTTCCATTGCAGGTAGTAGTACTAGTGACAGTCAAAGTAGAATTAGCATATAAACTGCTAGTAAATCTACCAGATCCACTAACATCGAAAGTATAACTCGGAACTGTATTTACTCCAACATTTGCATTTATACGAAGATTGCCACCTGTTGCTGGATTAATATTGTTTGTGTATAAATAACCGCTTGCCCCTTGAATTCTAATTGCCCGGTTAGACGAAATATCAATGGCATAAGAAGGAGCAGTTCCGATACCTACGTTTCCTGCCCCATCTGCATAAGGAATATAATTGGTGGTTGGTGAAACTCCTTGCCCAATATGTAAACTGTCTAATCTGTCTGCATTTAATTCTGCACAAATTCCAGTTGGAACTCCAGGAGCTGTCGGAGTAACAATAAATGGTGCTACTCCTGGAACTGAAAATAAATCTGATCTGATTGAAATTTGACGATTAAGAGTATTACCGGCAGGAGCAGAAACATCTCTACGAAGATACAAAGGATCTAAAGTTATTCCAGTTTCTATTTCTTCAATTCTTTTTTCTAAATTCATATCAATAGAAACACCAGTCTGGAAATTATTTCTAAAAACATCTGTAGGTAAATTTCTTAATGGAACTCTCAATGGATAAGTTAAATAAACATCCGTGTTACAATTTGAAGCCCAATAATCTACACCAAGAGTTCCTTCTGGATTGCCTCTATAAAATGTTACTGTAACGGCCCCGGGAATAATACTTGTTATTTTTCCAAATATAAAATTTTCCGGTTCAGGCTCCGCAGTATTATTAGCTCCATAAACAGGTTGTCTTGATATTGTTGAAACATCAAATTCCCAATAATCTCCAAGTTTATGTCCTGTTCCGGCCGCAAATGTGACTTGAATTCCATTACTTAAAACCTGTGGAGCTCCAGCTGTTATCGGAACTGCAAGAGTCCAAGCTCCTGAGTCAAGTTCTCTCCATTTAAATTTATCTGTCGCCCCAATAGTATCAATTTCTATATGATATTGCCATGGGCCATATCCACTAATACTTGGATCATAGTCACTTCCAAAATTATCCATATCATTGAGTCCTGAACCAACAAATTCAGTTCTTGTTATCGGAGAGGTAACATCCACAGTAGTAGCTAAAGTCACAACCCCATTTGTCCAATTAGGAGAAATTGTATCTGTTGCTCTGGTAGTTCCAGCTCCAATGTTCTCATCAATGGGAATATCGAATAGTTTGTCTTCTAATGCAGATAATGTTATTTTGTTATAATTTTGATAATAATAATTATCTATATCGGAACCATAATCTGGTCCGGGGGGTGAAGGACAGCCTCTCCAAAAACTCGATCCAGGGTGTGTGGCCCCAGTGTCGACAAATGTAAGAGGACCTCCTGCATCATTGAATGAATGAACATAGACAAGGAATAATGGAATCCATCCTGCAATTGGTGTTGGAATTGGGGGATCAGCAGCCTCAGTTCCTGTTTGAACAAAAAATTCATATCCATCAGTTTGTCCAATTGTTACAGATGAAACTATCTGTTGTCCAAATGTTGATGAAGCGGGATTAGCATCAATAAAATATCTTGTTGAATTAACGTTTACAGAAGCTCTTCTTATTAAAACAACATCTATTCTTCTAAATGCATGATTTGTTGGAAATCCAGGGGCATTTGTCCCATCCCATACAAGAGTTACAGGAGAAGGAACTTCTATTCTTTCACCAGCAGAACTATAGGCAAGTCCGGCTGAAACTGTCACAGTGTCATCAGGAACAATTGCCGGAGAACCAGTTAATCCACTTAAAATAATTGGATAATTTAATCCAGATTTTTGTATTAACAAATCTGTTATTATTGTTTTTCCGAAAGTTTCAGTGTCTGTTATTGTATTATTTAGATCTGTTGCCAGCAGTTTTTCTCTCGGATAAAAGACCTGTTTTTCCATTTAATATTTTCTCCAATTATTAGTAATTATTTTTTTCATTTCTTTTAATTAACTTCCGTATATAATTTGGGCGTAGAGATTTTCTCCGTAATATCCACCAAGATGTAATATGATATACGGCAATACTCCGGCCGGCCTTGTTCTCAAAACTGCATCTGCAATTTTTCTCAAAACTGTTTGAGGAGTATAACTTACATATACTTCTGTTTGGCTTGTTGCTAACAAAGTACCTAAAGAAATTAATCTATTATTTAATTCAAAACTCCAATAATCTCCCATTGAATGACCATTTACGGCGGCAAAAGTTATATAAACATTATCCGCGACAGTCCCAAAAGAAAGTACTTGCCCTCCAGGTATTATTGAAACCCCTGATTGAACCCAATTAACTCCATTATTATTTGACCATTTAAATGTGTCAACCGCCCCAAGAGAATCTATTTCAACACGATAAGTTTTTGTTGTTCCTAATAAATAATATCCCCCACTTGTCATATCATTCAAGCCTACTCCAGTAAAAACTGCAGGACCTACTGAAAAATTTCCAGGTGGCTTAGGTAAATAATAATTCGTTCCGGATAAATCTTCATTAGCAAAAACGCCATCAAGATACAATATTGGATAATCTGTATACAAACTTGAAGTTGTTGTTACATCAACCAATTCTATTCTTTTGATCTGTTTAGGAATAACATGGAGCTCGAAGGTATACGGCATTCCTTCTCTTCCGGGAATCATACCCCCACTAATATAGTCTCGGTAATCAAGAAATGACCAATCTAAATAAAAACAATAATCATGTTCCCAATCACCCATCCATTCATATATCCACGCTCTTGTTGTATATGGAGCAACACAATCTAAGATGGCCTGTCTTGTATTTTTAAGAGCCGAAAGACTGTTGATTATTCTTACTCTATAGTCTTCATCATTTTCGTCCGTGTCCCTTAAAACTCCATATCCATATCCTTGTAGATCCAAATCAGTATTTTCTGCGTGATTAATCGTATATCCTCTTTTAACATTATCGGTCCCGTGACTTATTTGTTGGTTATTATAAGCATAAGTCTTCATCAAATTATTTATATTACTTCCGGGGGATGTATCATAGACACTATCATGAAGCCTATTTTTAATAGTTATTACAGTAAAATCTTTATCACTATAATCTTCAGCCTCATTACCGACGTTATCTGTAACTTTAACTTTTATTCTGGTTGTTGTTGAATCTTGATTTATTGGCAAAGTCCATGTATATTTTCCATATGTAGCATATTCAATAACTACATCAGTTGTGTCAGTTGCCAGTGGAGTTACTAATGTTATTTCTCTTCTGTCAAATGAGCCATATTGATTAGTAGTTGAATTATAATAATAATTTATTCCAAGATGTCCGGTTGTAAATCTCCAATAATCAGACAATGTATGTCCAGTAACAGCTCCGAAAGTTATTCTTACTCCATTGTTTAAGGCTTGAATTCCTCCGGTAATTGCTACTCCGGTTGCATTCCAAGATACTCCATTACTGTCTGACCAACTAAAAGTATCAGTTCCTCCAACAGAATCAATTTTAATTCTGTATGTTCTCGTATTATTAGCTGTATATGTTCCTGAAGTTGCTAAATCATTTAATCCAGTTCCAGTAAAAGTAGCAGTTCCGATAACCATTGGATCAGTTGACAACCAAACCCCATAAACATCATATATATAATACTCAGTATAAACTCTTCTATCTGTTATAGAAGTTTGTGCTTCTTGATAAACATTATTATAATTGGGAGAAGTTGCTAATTGAGTCCAATTTGTTCCACTATCTACACTGTGATAAACTATGGCATCCGTTGTTAATCCACTTGATCCCTTCGTTGTGGTAGAATCATCATCAGCGATCCATTGGACTACTTTATTAAATCCGCCATCCCATACCTCTGTTCCATTTGGAGAAATTAATGTCAATAAATTAATTCCATTATCTTGTGTTGAAAAAACAATATTAGACCAATTACTTTCCGCAAGTAATATATTTCTTGACTTTACCCGATAATAATATTTAGTCCCATCAATTAAATCTTCAAAAGTCGCTGTTGTTCTGGCAGGCACCCATCCGTTTGTTATGTAAAAAACATACACGGGTTTAACTTGCCCAAAAAATGTCCAGTAATTTCCTATTGTATGTCCAGTAGTAGAAGCAAATGTGATAGAAATTCCATGGCTTAATAATTGAGGAGCTCCTGTAATATTAACGGTAGTAGTCCAAGTATTTCCACCATCATCTGACCAATCAAATTTATCAGGTGTCCCATTAGTAGATATTTTTACAACATATGTTCTGCGAGTCGAGCCACCAGTATAATTTCCAGTTGCCTGAATATCACTCAAACCAGTTCCCGTTTGAATCAAAGTTGTTATTGATGGAATATTTACGCCAAGATTAATTACATTTTTTGTAAATATTCCCGGAGAATAATAATTAGTTCCTGTTTGAGAAGAATTTAAAAATACTCCAGTAATTTGCCCAATAGAATAAAATGTTTCTACCTGGTTGTAAGTCGTAGGAGCAATATATTCTACTCTTTGTATATTAGAAAGATTTTTTATTCCTGTTGCAAAATTACTACTGGAAGAAGCCTGAGGATAATATTCAAGTGCTCCAGATGAACTCTCATCTGACCATGTTATTGTATTTGAAATACCCTTTGTATACGTTGGCTCTGATGTTAATGTAGGAATATTAGCTGCTAATTCATATACAATTGTTAATTTTGGTCTTGATGCTGGTGTTCCAAAATTTCTTGAATAAAATTCTTTATTAGGACCAAAGAATAAACTTGGACTTAAATTAGCTAATAAAAATCCATAATTTGATGTTCCCCATATCCAATTCTGTGCTTGATATGCAACATTAAAATTATACCATTGGACAGTTGCAAAACTAATTGTTTGGGTAGTAATTGGATTAGGATTATAATCAGCATTATCCACACTACAACCAGCTCCACTCCATGAAACTCCAGTTGTTCTTTCATTCCATGTTGCTTGGAGTTCAATCCAATTTTGTAAAATTGAATAAATTGAAACGGGTAAATCACTAGATAGATCTGTACCTAAATCATAAATTGAAAGAGAAGCAGAAAATACATAAGCATTTAATGGAATAGCCGACAAATCAAATTTTAATAATCCTTTCCAAATTTCATATGTTGGAGGAGCCGGAAGAGGATTTATTATTTTGTTGTTCCCAACAAGAAAAGTCGGCAAAGCCCCATAATTTACGGCAGCCGCGTTAGATGCTATATATGTATCAGCAGAAGGATTTAAAACTAAAGTGGGCATGAATTTTTTTCTTTCCTTTTTTAGATATTAACGGTTATAGTTGATGTCCCAGCTCTTGCAACCCGTGTATCAGGAATGACCACATTATCATATGGTTTTAATCCGTGATTTCCAATGTCTTTCCAATAATCAATAATAACTGCTTCTGTTGGCGAAATAGGAGTTATAGTTCCAAGAGTTATTTGTGTAGTAGTAAATGTTCCATCAGTATAATAATTTGTTCCAACTTTATTTATATCAGTAGCAAGCCATATTCCTTTAACATCAGCAATTGGCGTATTTGTAGGATTAACAATTTGTTTCCAATAATCAATTGAAACATCAGTTTGAGTATTTTCTCCGGCTGTTGCTTCTTCAGGATATTGAACAAAAACTTCAGTTGTTCCTAAAGGAAGAGGGAATGAAAGTGTAACTGTCACTCCATCGGCTCCAACAGTAGCAGTATTGGGAGCCCCTCCAAATCTAGCATAATTGGTTCCTGCTCCATTATGGATTAATGTAAAATTCCAATAATCATTTAATGTATGTCCCCCAGTTGTAGCAAAAGTTACAGTGACCCCAGAACTTAAAGTTTGAGCAGCCCCTGTAATTGGAACACGAGTAGAATGCCAAGTTGCTCCAAAATCCTCCGACCATTTAAATGCATCTATACCTCCAAGTCCTGCCGGATCTTTGTAATCAATTTGAATTCGATAATATTTAATTTCATCACCAGTAAACGTTCCCCCGGCTGTCATATTATTCAATCCACCACCGACAAAATAAACAGGGGTTAGTATAAAAGAATCAGTTCTTAGCCAAATTCCATTACTTGTCACAGACACAGCAGTTGGCATTGAACCAGGGTTTGATTTATGCTGTAAAATTAAAGTACTTAAATCTTGAATCCCACCGTTTAAAGTTGTTAAATGTTCATTAACAATAGGAAGTTTTAATGTATTAAGAGTTATTGTTCTAAATGATAAGCTTATATCTCCGGGTGCGGCACCTCTATAATCTGTTCCCGCTAACGCCAAATCATGTTTCAACCAAATATGATCAACCTGATATGGAGTAACTACTGTATCAATTTGAGTAAATGAAGAAGATGTTTCATATTCCAAATTAGGAGGAGTAAATGTATGAACTATTGAACAATTTTTAGCGTCATTTTCATATAATTCTTCTGTTTGTGTATTTACTTCAGAAACACCTTGAACTTCTGATATCGCTGCAATTAACTCAGAGCGATAAACTTCATCTCCTAATTTCAACCTTGAAAAGAAATCAGTAATTGCCGTTGCGACATTTGCACTAACTGTAGAAGTTGAATATCCAGCTTCAACAGTTATCCAGCATTTTACATTCATGTCCAGAGAAATTGGTTTTTTCACCATTACTGTTACTGCAACTGCTCGATAATCATCCATTTGAGTTTGAACTGCGGCGATCATGGCGTCAGTAGCGTTTCCGGACGAATCTGCAACATAAACTTCTACATATCCAGGAGTAATTGGATCGTCATAAAAATCTTCAAATATAGAAACTGAAGCAACTCCATTAACCGACAATGCAGCTGCCTCTAATGAATCTCTCGTTCCCCTGGCGAGCGAACTTAGATAAAGAGGAATTCTTGCTCTTAGATCAGCATCAGATTCTTGGTCTGTTCCTCCAGCAGTTACTGCGGGATTTGCTACAGTTTCAATACCAGCCGGAGGTGATGAAATAACAGAAATAGCATTAGCCGCTATATTCCCAGTTGACCCCGCTGTAACAGCTTGAATAGGAACACTTGAAACATTTAATTGATTTGCCGGCAAAATTACATCGGCAGTAGTTTGAAATTGAGTACCAGAAGTCGTCGTTGTAGAAATAGTCTGAACAATAGTTCCGACAGGAATAGTAAAATCTTGGTTAAATGAAGAGCTTCTTCCAAATGTCACATATCCTGTAGAATAAGTAGCCTCTCTTCTGACTAAACCAAAATCTGCAGCTTTATTATCTAAATCTTCTCCTGTTGCAGTTGATACATATGCTGCGGTAAAAGCATTTGTTAATGCATTCCAAATCTGCTCCATTTCTGCTGCAGGAGCATCTAAAATAGAATTTAATACTGAGCCAATATTAAAGTCTATTATTCTGGGATCTAATGACTGCAGATAAGCCTGGAGGTCATTGAAAATAGCCGCTCTTGTTTTGGGGGTGATTGACATTCCTTATAGCTCCTTTTTTAAAAATAACAGTGTACATTCACCGAGATATATGTTATAATATACATATAGAGGTGCAAATATGATTAAACGAGTATATTTTTTAATTGGTCTTTTGTTGATTATTATGTCAACAGTCTTGATTGTGGGATGTGGAAATACTGTCAATGATCAAATAAACAATGTTTCATTGACAACTACATCTACCTCTCAAACTACTACAACTACAAGTCTATCGGTTACTACTACTTCTATTGCTATCTCAACAACAACCACCGCAAATTCAACTACGACAACCGCGCTTCAAACTACAACAACTATTTTAACTACCTCTACTACTTCTACTAGTTCAACCTCTACTTCGACTTCAACAAGTACCACGACAAGTACCACGACAAGTACCACGACAAGTACAACTTCAACGACGATTCATTTATTTACTTCAGCTATTTCTTTTGAGGTTGATTATTATAACTCATCACCTCCGTGGTTCGGAATCAATATAAGAGTTGTTAAAGATAATGATATAGTTTCATATGATATTTTTAGAATATATAATTACCCAATGGGAATTTCAACACTTATATATTCTGCTACTCAAGATAAGATGACTTTAGAAGCTTCTTCTGGATATTATAAGTTTGCACCAACCGCAGAAGCTGGCTACGAAGGAGTTGGCCCAAATGGAGAATATATTGATTCTGAAAATAGTTTTTCATCTGGAAACTGGACTTATTATTTAAAACAGATAACTTCATCAAATAATAAAATTACAAATTCCAAAACAATCACATTACCTTAAACTAATTCAACTCCGCTTCTATTATAATCAATAATTACCTGAGTAGTTGTTGTAGGGAGTTCTTCCAGTAATGTTATTCTTTTACTTGAAAAATATCCCGATTCATTGGAAGCTGGATCGTAAAAATAATTTTTACCAGCTTTATTTGTGTCAGTATATAAATATATTCCAGCGACTGAATAAATATCATATTGAGTATCGACAACAAATTTACTAACAGATGTGGTAGTCTCGTCCGATACTCTTAAGTTTGTCTGATTAAGATATGTTGGATAAATTAAATTGGTCGTTATTGTTGTCATAGAATTTATAGGTAAAACTTCTATTGAAACATAAATAATCTGCGGATTAGTTGGATTATTTATAACTTCTAATCTTGTTATCGTGGCAATTCTCGGCTCCGCCTTTAATGCTGTTGCAATAGAAGATCTTAAAATTTGAGTTTTTATTGGGATATTTTTCTCTCCAATAACCAAACTAAGATCAACTCCATATGCCGGATCATATACCAAACTTCCTAATTCAGTTGATAATCTATTATTTATGGACTGCAGTAAATTATCTTCACTACTATATATGTCATACCCCCCAGAAGAACTTAGAGTTAAGTCTTTTTCTTCCAGTTTAAAATCTACTCCATATAAATCTGTAGTTGTTGCCATCATTTAATTGTGCTCATATCGGTTTGATCTATAACTGTCAAACTAATTTCCCATGGAATTAGCATTGGCTTATCTACAGTCATTGAATATCTTTTACTTGCAATTGTTACTGTAAACATTTGTTGTTTTAAAAAATCGAATAATATCAAACTATCTCCTCCGTGGACCCTACTCGCTAAAGAATTCCATTTATAAAATTGCTCCAATGCTCCAATAAAAGACATTGATTGAGGAGCTTTAGAATTAGTATTAAGTGTTAATACATTAAGAAGAGTTCCAAATATTCCAGTTTTATTTGAACCTAAAGTATTTGTTGTTCTGGCTGAAATTATTGGTTGTTCTACTGCTTCAGGCATTTTAACAGTTCCAGATAAAACAATTTTATCGGGAGAATTAGCCCATGTATCTACGTAAAAATTATCTGAATAAGATTCTTTATTTTGGTCATAAATACCAATAGTTTGTTGAATTGTTTTTCTCGAGTCCCCAGCAACATCGAATCTTTCTACTCCAATAGGAATTAATTGAGAGATATAATTAAAATCAATTAAATAAACTACTTTTAAACCAGGTTGTGTTGGAGTCTCTTGCTGATTATAAATATAATATAGTCTTAGCCCTAAATCAGTCATTGTTTCTCCTTTAATTTATTGATAACGTTATTACACCTGGTATAATTGGAGGGGGTGGAGCCGGATTTGTTTTTAAATAATTACATAACACTCGAACTGTTTTTGTATAATTATCAAATGCAGTTGCAATATCATTTGCTTTACTATCAGCATCCGAACTTAATACAGAAAAAATAGCTTGAAGAGAAGCTGACAATCCACTTCCTGGAAAACTAACTACAGCAGAGACATCGCTTATGGCTAATGGATCCAATAAAGTTGGAGGAAATGATATTCCAAAAATAGCTCCAGCCCAATAAGAAATACAGGCAGTTTCTATTCCATTGGCAGCTCCAATTGCTGTTCCTGAAGAAAAAGCAGTTACTAATCCAGCTTGTAGTGCAGATTTATTCACGGTTACAACCCTATCTGTAGACTGATCTTGAGCATAAGACGTAACTCCGTTTGTATAATCATCGTAGGAATTGGACCACGCGGTCGCGGCGGAAGAAATAGTTGTATACCCAGTAAGTGTTATATTTTTGATTGCTGTTTTTAATATTGTTTTATTTAAACTCATACTTCCGTTTTTGCTTTAACACTCAAATGCGGATAACTTGGAACTGCTGGATTATCCATTGGATTTGCAGCAAGAGTAGAATCTAAAGCTGGTCCACTTGGTCCCATACCTGTTGCATGAATATGAGTATTAAATAACGTTTTAAATGAATTTCCCAAAACTAAACTTTCACTTGAAGAACTACTACCTAATTCTATTTTTTTACCAGATGCCGGAGTTATGATAACATTTCCATCTTTGTCTATTTGAATTGTTGCCCCGGAGTGATGTGTTATATTCACTGTAGAAGTTCCTGCTACAGTCTCTGTTAATTTGATTTCATTATAATCAGTTTTGTTAGCTAATTGCTGCTGAATAACAATTTCTGGTAAATCTGTTGTTGGAAGTTGCCATTCCCCGGTTGTCGATCCGCTACTGGACTGTGTTGGTTGATTTAAATTTCTTATTCTTATAAATGAACCAGTTTGATGTTGAACAACGTAATCATAATGTTGATAAACATCTATTCCTCCAACACTTTTTGTTGCTGCCTGTGGCGGTTTTGTAAAAGTATCAGTGAATAATACACCCAAACAAATTGGATAATCTGGCATTCCTTCAACAAAAGCACAAACAACAGTATCATTAACATGTGGCATCCAAAAATAACCCTGAGTTTGATTATTTCTTAATGCACAGGCATTTTGAGTTGTCACTCTAACATATTTCATACCCATTCTTCCTGCCAACGGCATTACAGAAAGAGTATATGTTTCAGGATATACAGATGTTACTCTCCCAACAAATAATTCAGTTTGATGTAATGAATCTCCCATCATAATGTTGTAGTATCCGTAGTAGCAATGGGAAATGCATTATTATTCGTATACGAATTTATTACTTCTCCTCTTGTTAATTGAAGTGTTGTTGTCCACCCAGCCCCCCATTTAAAACTATGTTGAACTCCGTGACAATAGAATTTAGCATTGATATCCGATAAAAACACAATTCTTCCAATTTTATATTTCTGATCTCCCTTAACTGTTATGACACCAGTCCAGAAATTATTAGCCATTCTGGTAAACGCTGTTCTCGCAACATCGAGAATTTCATTAAGATTGAAATGATAAATATCATGAATTTGTAATGGCCTTACTCCGAATCTTTGAAAAAATTGTTGAATTTTTATGTCAGTATCTAAACTATAAGAGCTTACTTTATTTTTTAACTGATTTCTTTTATCATTGAGAGCAAAATCTATTTGGACCTGAGTCTCTCCTGAACTAACTTGTCCACTTTTAAATTGTTGAAACAAAAAATCCTTAGCTCTATTTGTTAACGGAGATTGTCCATAATAGCCAGAAATAACTGATTCTGTTCCGGCAATAAAGGCAACAGGAATAACTTGAACTAATGTTTTTAATTGATCGTCACTTCGAGTAAAAGACCAAGAATGAATTTCAGAATTTTTTATTTCATACCAGCTTCCCCAATTTGCTGTTGCATCTAATGGTTTATCTTTAGTTTGACTCCAAGCATCTTCTGCTAATCTAAGAACAATATTTCCTGTTTCATCAACAAAAAATTCATTTAAGAAAGAATCTGATATTCTTTGTAATGTTGCCCAAAGAGGGCCGTCAACAACATTAGCTATTGTCCTCGCTCTACCAGTTGATTTCGATATAAGTCTTCCCCAACTATTATATTTGGGATCGTTGTCCAATGCCCAATAAATATTTCTCATCGCTGGCATTTGATTATAAATAATTCTTAATACTTTTTCGTCTTTAATGTTTTGAAGCTCATTTTTGGCAGTTGTATTGTTGGGATCATTTTTTATTTCATTTTGCAAATATCTGATTCTATTTTGGACATCATCTTCCTGCAGTGTTGATAAATCAGTGTGTAATTCTAAAGTAAACTTATCCCCTACTAAAGTATTTAGCCCTGAGGAAGTATTAGTTTTAAGAGGAGCTTGTTCCGGATCAAAATAATCTAAAAAAAATCTTAATAAAACATAACCGATTGCTTCGGCTGGCTTCAGGTTAGGTAAAGCAAAAAATGCCTCGGCTTGTTTGGCGAGATATGTTTTGCTTTCCTGAATATTAAAAAATATACTATGCTCTTGTAAAATTTTCTCAACACCACGACCTGTTATAACTAATGAATTATTAGGAGTTCCATTTGTAATATTAAAATTATTAATTACTTTATCGACATATCCTGAATATACAAAATATGGATTTTGTACTTTTTCGTCCACATTTAACGGGCGCTGATTACTGTTATATTTTAAACTTGTTCCATTTAACAATGAAGTTGAAGATAGTCCAGCCGTAGGAACCGTAGAAACACTGTTAAAAGTTGATGAGGGGATAACTGATAAATTTGCTGTAGAGGGAGAAGCATTTTCAACAAGTTCTACTGCTGCTATACTGAAATCATCAACAAATGTATACGATCCCTCATCTGATTTTTTATAGACACCGAATCCCCAATCACCGTCAACTCCATCAGAGTTTTTAGATATTACCGGTTCTCTTCGTATATATATTTCAACATAATCCATTGGTTCAACTTGCAGAAACCAACCGTTATCATCTATTGTTCCATCTCTATAATCAAAAGTTATGGCCCATGTTCCAGCCGCTTGATAAAGATCTTTGTTTACTTCAATTGACAAAACATTTGTTGGATTTATAACGTTAACCGTTTTTTTAATGTCTACTCTGTTAAATATTCTAATATAATATTCGGGAGAATATATTTTTGTCATTATTATCTATTAGCCGGGGCTATAGAAGCTCCTCTATTTTCAGAACCACGAGTATATTTAATTGGTTCCATATTCATAACCGTCATTTTACCAATTGTTAGTGCTCCTTTTGCTAAAAATGTTGTAAATCCTTCTGCCAAATTTGTTCCCCATTCTTTAGCTGATGCGGCATCTAAAGCTCCTTTATCAATAAGATCCCTACGATCTTTATCTTCTTTCAACTCACCGGATTTTTTTACAATTTCTTGGTTTGTCCACTTTGACGAATCAACTACGAGTGATCCTTCTGCGTTAATAGTAGCACTTGGACCCATTATACTTTTGACACCATCCACTATCTTTTTTCTATTTATCTCTATCTTTTTTGCTTCATCATATGTTGGTCCTGTAAATGCTGCCCCGCCAAAAGCTGTTTTAGCAAAATACCCATATAAATCAGTTCCTGGAGTAGCACCGGTCAATGACATTAGCATAAATTCGGAAGGAATAACAGATCCTCCCGCCATTTCTCTTGCCCCACGACCCATATTAGCCGCAAGTTTTCTTTGTACAGCAGGATTCCAAGGATGAAGCATTTCTTGCATAGAAAGTCCGCCAATTGTTGAATATGTCATAAATGCTTTTTGATTAGTTAACCCAGCCGCAGTAAATCCGGTCATTGTTTGTAAAATATTCGCTGCCTCTTCTGGTCTATAATTATTTCTCATATTGGCGACTGCGGCTTTCATCGCCTCAATAGGCTCTTGAGCTCCTGGACCTCCCAAAAATGCTCTTCTTGCTAAATCTGTCGAAACATCCTGCCATGATTTGAATTCTTTTCCTCTCATGCCCATTGTTTTTCCTATACCATACATTTGTGTCAACTCGTCTGTAGCTTGCTGAGTAGAAATTCCTCTCTGCTCAATCATTTTTGCTGTTGTTTGTGCCCATTGTTCTGCTGCAGTTCCTGTTGTCACTTCTAAACGATTTAAAGTTTTGACCAATTCAGTAATATTTTTGTTATCCAGTCCTTCTGTTGGTCTAACAACTCCTTGTGCAATTATTCCAACTTGTCTGCCGAAATCAGCCGACGATTTTGCAAATTCTTTCATTACTGATCTTGTTTCAATTTCTTGTCTTTCTACTGTACCACCAATACCTATTCCCGTATTTATCTTTCTGCCAATAAGAGCTGCTCCAATAGGGCCTGTATAAGTACCAGCCATCCCCCCAATTGTATTACCTACTATCTCGGATACACCATACGCTTGAAGACTAAGTTTATCATATCCAACAGTTACAGGAGTCTCATACATTCCTGGCTTTGCTCCCACTCCTAATAAATTTCGAGAAGGAAGTATCCCCATTTGATTCAAAGTCCGCATATAGTCAAGTGTGGATCCGGCTTGACTTTCAAATCTTCCCGCTAAAGTACTAATACCCATAGTCGCGGCTGCTGCTACAGCCATCAATAATCCACCGCCAACTCCCGCAGCAATCGCTCCGCCGCTTAGCATCCCTTTACCTGCTAAACCAGCTAAACCTCCCATCCCCCCACCCATACCTTGAATATCTCCGGCCGCACCAGCTAAATTCATCCTTCCAAGATTAGAAACTAAACTTACAATCGAACCACCGAATCCAGTAATAGCTTTAGTAGCGTCTTCTTGAGCTCCACGATACTCTTTACTTGTCTTTACTGTATCTCTTAAGATATTCATGTAATCTTTAGTAACCTTGGTCAACTCAGAATATGATTTTTTTATTTCATCTTCACCCTGTGCTCCGGTAACTCCGGCCATCGCTGTCGAAAATTTTGGTAAAAGTCTTTCAAACTGAGGGCGCATTTGAGTTCCAACATAGGTTGCTTCTTGAGGAGTATAACCATCAACTCCTGCACTTCTCATAAAACTTCTTCCATAAACACCTGCGGGAACTTGTCTTGGTTGGTTACTGCCTATCATTGTCCGCAAATGATCCATTTGCATTTTGATAGCATTAACGCTGCCCTGATTTATATCAGCAGAGCCGAACATATTTTCAAAGTTTAAATTGTATTCCAACATTTTATAAGTTTATGTTTATGTTTTTTCCAGATTTTCTAAGTTCTTCTCCGCGTATTTGTGCTTCTTTTAATCGTTGATCAAATTCACTATTGGCAAATTGTGGTTGTTTTCCTTCTAAAATTTCTTTTTCTATTCCTTGACATATTATCAAATATTGTAATTGTGAAAGAGTTATTTCTCCGGCAGGCCATGGATATGAATTAATCGTTTTCATCGCAATATAATACATATACCCTAAACCTGCCGCTATCCGTTTTTTATTTCTCTGTCCTCCAAGGAAATACTTAATTCTGAAACAAATTCAACGTATTTCTGAAATAAAGGAATAACAATATCATTAAATAATCTTGGATTTCTGTTGCTTTTAAAATTATCCAAAAAACTTCCTTGTAATTTTGTTTTTTCACCGGTTGAATTTACCTTGTATATATTCCCAACTGCACATTCCAATGTTGCTAACATATCTGTTAATGACGAAATATTATCATCTTCCTGTTCAAGATCTTTTCTTAGATTTTTTGACTTCACAATACTTTTAATCTGATCCTCAATGCTCAGCCCGTGTATTTCAAATTCATATTCTCTAAGCTTTATAACACCTGTATAATCTTTACCCATAATTATCTTCGCTATCTTTTCATCATTTTTTTTATCTAATACTTTTTGTTCCTCTGCCATAACAATACCTCCTTACTTTATATTAACGGAACATACCCATTAACTGCTGTCGAAATACCGCTGTCATAATTATTTTTGGCTTTAATAGTTATATCTTCTAAAATCACAACATTACCGGCCGAAATATTTATATTTCTTGAATCAATTTGACAACCTCTCAATACCCACAAATCAGGCATTCCTAAAGTAGAACCTGAAGCAAATAAATTGCTTTGAATAGCGGGATTTTTGACTTTAATATCAAAAGCAACTGAAGAAAATATTTCGCCTAATGACGCAACTCCATTTAAAATGTTATCAAACAAAGTCAGCACACTTGAGGGAATCTGAATAGGAGAATTTATTTTTAATTTTCCTTGGGCCAACCAATCGACACTTGATGATATACCACTTGATATTGAAGAGTAGATCTTGTCTGCAATATTAACTCCTGTTACACTCTCCCATGTAGTATTTGCATTCTTCATTGTGTTGATCGTGTTAACAATATCTTGAACTGTACCAAGAAAGCTACTATATTCAATGTAAGCCTTCGATGCTGTTGCGCTAAATTCAGATATACCTGGAACAAATCCAACAACCGTAGATTGCCAAAGATGCTTTATCGGCTGAAGATTATATCTTTCAGAGATAGTCAAAGACTGCAGATGTCCTACCTCTGCTTCTGCAAAAGTAATAACTACGTTTTTAGGACTAACAAAAATTTGTTCCCTCATCTATATCCTCTGCCTAAATTTAATAGTAATATCTTCCATTATAATTATATTGGTGGTGTCAACTATTATTTTCCTGCTGGTAATTATGCAATCTTTGTATATATTGATAATTTTTTGTTCGACTCCACCAGAGGGAGACATTCCGTTATAAGCAAGCTTGATATCAAAGAATATCATTGATGTTTTTCTCTCATTATCTGCAGGAAAAACAAGTGAAGAAGATATTGGATTCCTTATGGCATAATTTACTATCGCATCATTGATGGTCCCAATCGTGTTTGGACTTCTAAGGAAGTTAGCAAACCCATTGACTAAAGAATTAATACTTGGAATGTTATTCGTCTCTATTTTGTTTCCAAATGGATGAAATTTTGTAAAAAAAGCATTTGGATCAATAAACCCTTTTCGAGCCGTTATATTTCCCGAATAATTTCCTGGCATGAAGTTTGGAATAGGGGAGCCCACACCGTAAACCTCTGCAACACCAAAGTCTTCTGATGCTGAAAAGTTTTGTAGCTCCCCTATTATATAATCATCAAACAGTATGTTTACTGTTGTTGACGTTATAAATTGTGAAACTTCATTGACCATTTGTTACTATAAAACTCCTTCACCGGATATTCCAGAACCCATACTTCTTGACCTTGCGAGTATTGTGACATTTTCCATTAAGATTATATTGCCAGAAGACATTGTCATATTTCTGCTTCCAACGGTACAACTATTGAATGTATATTTATGAGATTTTGTGGCGACTTTCGTTGTAGGATCCAGCAATTTTTCATATAATACAATGTCAAAATCTAATGAAGCTATAACCATTCCGGTGGCAAGAGTTGTATTTTGTATTGCAGCTTTTAAAGCATCGATATCAACAGTAGAACTGGTCCCTGTTGAAGTAACTAACCCTGATGCAGGAATCTGTGACGCATCAAGAGTTGTCATTGCGGAGAATAAAATATTCATGTCAAGAAATGCTCTTCGAGATGTGATGTTTGCTTGATAGATTCCAGGAACATGTTTTATATCAACTGGCGATCCAATTGCAATCATTCTTTGAACATTGAACTGTTCATCGACCGTAAAATCTTGCAGTTCGCCAACTGATTGACCTAAAAAGTCTATTTCTGCTGTTACTGAAGTCCAAGTTGGGTCAAATGAAACAACCATTAATTTCCCCTCCCTTTATTAATATTTTTTATGCAATTATGGGAACTAGCCGGGTAGTAATTAGAATGAAATTGATCGGGCTGATAGGGGCAACTTCATAACTCACATAAACTATTTGTGGATTACTTGTATCTCTTTTAACATTAACATTTCTAAATCCTTGAATAATTTCTGCTTCTCTTAGTCTTACCAAAATAGAAGTCGTTGAAGCATTTATTGAGGCCTCAATTCCCGTGACTCCCTTTTTCCCGACAAATGCAGTTTCTAAATTGGTTCTCATATTGTAATTAACATAATCGGCAATTCTTTGAATTGAAATTTCTTTGAACGGATTTTCTTGAGTCGTAGATAAATCTTGGGCTGTAGTAATTGATCTTAAAACTCTTTTTCCCTGTGGAACTTCTTCAATTGCACAAACACCAAGTGTTATTAAACTATCTTTTTCCGTGTCTGTATATTTTACAGCAACAGTAGACGCTTGAATTGTTTGATGTGTTAACGCTGTAGCAACATCAACTCCAGCAAGCATACCAGTAATTCTGGCTGCTGTCATTGTTCCGGATTCGCTGTCAGTTCCCGGGGCAACAAATACGGCTCTGCTACTATTAAGATTAACGGCTCTTGTCGTTGATTGAGTTGCTGTTTCAGAAGCCGGACCTCCGACAATACAAATTCTTTCTTTTCTATTATTTGAATTTGTAATACAATGTGCTAACAAATAGGCTTGAGTCACAGCGTCCTCACAACCGGCAGGATGCATAAGATTAACTTCATATTTATTATAAAAATCAATTGCCGTTTGCCATGCTGCCGCTAACGGGGTTAAATCATCGGTTCCACTCGCTAATGGAGTAAATACAATATTCAATGGACGATTCGCAACAGCTACTCCTCCTGTAAATGCAACTAATCCTTGAGGATAATTAGCCGCCCAATACGCTATAATAGCAGTGCCAGTAGCCATTTCATCAGCAACTTCAGTCGTTGTTTGTCCAGTTGATGTATTATAATATTGAACCGTAATTTTGCAATTCGTTGGACCAGATGTAGCATTTTCTACTTTTGTTTGAATACTATTACACCAAGAACCATAATCAATTGAAGTGGCAGTGATACAAGCTGCAGGGCCGGTAGCATTAAGTAACAATGATGCTTGAAGAGGATTTCCTGGGCGTGTTAAATAAATTAAATTTGCTCCAGCTGCCCAAGCATAATTTGCGGCGTTTATTAAATTTCCACCCCTATATGCATTTTTTGCAGAAACTGGATCCGAAAATAAAGTAACTTGACCTGGCCGTCCACCAGTTGCAGTACCTATGATAGCAACTACTCCACCTGTTCCTAAACCAACTCCGACCAATGCTGTGGGGTCGGTGTATGAGTACGACCCTGGTTGCTTATAACTGCGTCCTTGAAAAGTAACCATTTTGTTCCTCCTTAATTTTTATTTATCCAATTTTTCTATTTTGCATTTTGTCAAATAAACTATCCCATTCTTCTTTTGTTTTTTCTTCCATATCATGCTTAACATCGGCGTATACTTTTAGTGCTGCCGATAATTCTGGCTTTAAATTAAGTTTATATTCAGCAAAATTCATTTTTGATACAGGTTGTTTTACCTCTTCATGCTTCTTATCTTTAATTTTTATTTCTTCATTGGGCATATCTTTATCAACTATTTTCTTTTCTTGTGTGTTCTCGCTCATTATTTAACCTCCTTACAAATCTATTCTGGCTCTGTCGTCTGACTGTATAGCAAAAGATTTGGCAATATCTGCTCTACTAACTGATCTAAGTTTACAACTCTAACTTTACTCATGATCAAAAATCTCAAAACTCCTCGATAAATTGTTAATGGAATTTTTGATACATCAAGTTCTTCATCGGTACATCCAACTAATACCATTTTTTGAAAACCATAAGAATTAAATAACAGTCTATTTTCAAATAAAATTTGTCTTAAAAGGATCATCAAGTCATCACGCATTTCTGATATTGTTGTCCAGATGCTTAATTCATAAATTTCTTGATTAAGATACCCAAGAGTCTCTGAATAAGAATCATTAAGAACAGCATTTGAAATCAAATCTGCGACCATCATTATTTCTTCTGCTCCACTAACCCTCGCAATTGAAATAACTGGTTTTTGCTGGACCTGTTCAACGACTTTTGGATAAGCTCTGGTTACTTTAATGTCCAAATTTCTCTTTGCAAATTCATCATTCATTACTTTATATAAAATTGCTTTAACGTCTGTCAGTGCCATTAAGTTTTCTCCTTCATGAAATCTTCTATTCTCGAAACGATGTGTGGTTCTATTTCTTCGATACCCTGTTTAAAAAATAATTTTCCTGTATATCCTGGATGTCTCCATGAGCTTGGGAATCTTTTACTTATTTTTCCAGCTTTTGTATATTGTTTACTTTCTGAAAGTGTAACAATTTTTCCGCCAATTGGAACACGAATATATCTATTTCCTTTTTTAGAAGTTTTTGCCTTAGGACTATTGAAAAGTCCACTTTTGAGATCAAATGGAGAATATCCCTCTTCTAAATATTCTGCATAAGGAGCCTCTTTGGCGTCAACATATATTTTTGCATGAAGCATGCTTGTCATTTGATATTTAACGGCTTTTTTTAAATTACCAGTCCTGGTTTTAATTCCAACATCAGTTATCATGTTTTGAACTGATTTTACCATATCTTTTGCTCCATCCTCAACAACTCTACTTAACTTTCTTCTTTCTTCATGAGTTAATTTGTTAAATCTAAACCACAAAGCGTCTTTTTTTAAAATTGGCATTATGTAGAACCTTGAATCAAATCAGTAATAGTTTCACCCTCTTTGATTTTTCTTATATGAAGTTTTTTAGCAAGATATTCTCCGGCCAATTGTATTGTGTTGGGCTTTGCTAAAACTCTCCATACTTGGTCAATTGTTCCATCATTGATGACCAAAATATCTCTTGTATATAAATTTCCAGTTCCATCTCCACCGGCCCCAAAATTATAAGTAGATGATGTCGTGAAAAAGGCATCTCCTATTTCAAAATAACCAACTTTAGCTAATTGACTGTCATAATTTGGTATATGAAACAACCCTATAATGTTAGCGGCCAAAGTATATATAACTCCATTCCCTCCACAAATTGGACAATCCGGTCTTGGAGCTCCAGTTTCGGGATTTAAACAAGGTTCTTGCCATCTATATGATACACTAATACTACTTCCTACGGGAATTCTACTTACATCATTTCTAATAATCTCTCCAGCCTCATAATCAACTGTATAATCACCGGTTGAGCTCTCAATATATGTTATTGTTTTATCAACATTTTTCACTGTCACACTTCTTAATTTTATTTTTGTGTCAGGGGCTGTCCAATCCGTTGTTGCACCAATTATTGATTCTTCACCAGTCAAAGTACAGTAATCATCAGTGCTATAAGTTCGAGGAATTAACTGATGAACTTCGTCGACAACCGGATAAATAGCAAGTTCACATTTTGTCGGAGCATAAACAACGGCCGGCATCCCGCCTCGTTCGAGCTGATTAGCAACGACATTAATTCTTCCACCAAAAGCTTGTTGTCCTGGCGTTGTCATGTTTTAAGTTTTCGCCTGTTTAGGAACCTTGTTGATTTTTGCTTTAGGCAGAGATGACTTGGTACTCACAGGAGTTTGAGCCATTGCCCCCTCTACAGCGGATCCACCAACTGGTTTTTGAAAATATTCGGTGCCGCCAGTTCCTCTGTCAATACTAATAATTCCATTCTCAGGGGTTCTACGAATCATTTCCGGACCGCCTTTTATTTTAAAAGTTGATGCTATTACTCTGTCATTCGCCCTCCCCATACTTTCAATTCGTTTCCAATTAGCGCCTTTTATTGAATCCGATAATCCTTCTGGTGATTGGCCATAGCCATGAAAAATCATTTTTCCTTTTCTTGCTGTGTCGTTAATACCAGCAGATAATGACGCCCCAAATTTTTCTTTTAAATCCTTAGGAATATTCAACAGAGCCATTTTATTTAACTCATCTATTTGATAATGTACAGTAGGTTCAACATTAGAACTGGATGCAAGATTATCCAAATTTTGAGATGTTCTTCTTGCAGTTTGTAGTGTCCTATCCTTGTTTATTTTATCTAACACCGCTTCCATAAATTGTCGTGAATTATCATCACCTAATTCATCTTTACCAGTTACACTTTTTGGCGTTATAATAGTTAGAAGACCTTTGTCAGTATAATGTTGTAATGTAGCTTTTGTTGTCCGTTCTTCTGGAGTTAATTCACTATCATTTTTATCCAATTCTGTAAATATACTGCTTGACGGATCAACTATTACAGCTTTGTATGTGCCTTCCGGATTGCCCATCAATGAAGCTAATGTAGTTCCTCTAATATTTACAGATTTTCCAACACCCGGCATAGCAAATGTCAATGAAGAAGTTTCCGCGTCTTCACTTCCGTCAGATGGTTTGAGTGTAAAAGTTTTACCATCAAATCCTAACGGAACCCACGCTGTCGATGACCCATTTTTTGACTTATTTGCTATCGCTTGAGCTGCATCCAAATAAGAAGAATTCATGGGGGATAATATACTCTCATCCCCAACTTTAGAAAATACTATTTGTTTTTTGAGTGTTTTGGGATCTTCTGAATCTCTAAAAATAACAGTTTTATATTTCCTTAACTGCTTTGCTGCTTCTTCAGCTTTTTTATTATCAGAGAAAGTAACGATTCCAGTTTTCGGATCGATTACATAACCTTTTGAAATATCTGAGGTTTTCTTTAAAGTAGACTCAATTAATTTTTTATTATGATTAAAATAATCATCAGCTGTTTTAAACGGAACAGTTCTTTTTTTATTTACTAATTTTAATAAATAATCACTAGATGCCTTATTAACCTCTGATTTAATTTTCGCAGAAGGGCTTATTTGAACTTTCTTTATCGTAGAGGCAGAAACTCTATTTTTAGGATCAGAAACAATTTCTACATCTTTTTGGAACTTCTTCTTGCTTTCTTCATCCTGTTGATCAGCCTCTAATTTCGATAGGAAATTAATTCTTTTTTGAATTTTATGAACCACTTGTTCCGCCTGAGGTTTTTCAGGATCTTTTGCCTCATTCATTAAATTGTCTAAATCAGTAATAGAATTCATCGAATCAATTTTCTCTTTACTAAATTTGAATTCTTTAGCGATTTTTTTACCAGCTTTTGTTTCGACCATAAATTTATCAAGAGTAGACATCATATATAACATGTCATAAAGTCTTTGAACTTCTTTTGTAAGTGCGTCTTCTTGTTCTTCACTTCTTTTACCAGCTGTCGAATTAACAAAATCTTTAATTTTTCCGGCGATGTTACCTAAAACGTCTTTGACCTTGGAAAACATCCCGGCTTTTTGTTCTTTTGGGACAGTTGGAAAAATTTTATTATATGCTTCTGGAACAACTTCTTTAGTTTCAATTTTAGGAGTTACTTCTTTAGCCTTAGGTAATTTAGAAACTTCTTTTTTACCACTGGGAAGTTTAGAAGGCTTCTCGATTGGTTTTTTCTTTACTGTTTCAACTGGCTTTACACCTTTTACCCCAGCTGATTCTTTTTGTTTGACCGCTTCATTTAATTGTTTTTTAGTTCCAAGTTTTCCATTAGGTAGCCTATACCAATATTTATAAGCTCCAGGAGTGCCTTCACGTTTAACATATTTGTGTCCCGCTCTTTCTCCACTACCTGTTTGACCAGTTTTAGATGGGGCACTTGTACCTTTAGGAATTCCCGTTCCTGTGGCTCCAGAAACTTTCCCAGAACGAGATATTCCTGGCATTTTTTTTGCTCCTGTAGGAGATTTTTTACCAGTCCACGCTTTCGTGGTTGAAGGTTTAATAATTTTCGGAAGCAATGATTTAGAAATAATCTCTCCCTGCAAAGGAAGTTTATTAACTTTCACAGGTTTCGAGCTCAGAGCTTTAGGTAGAGATTTCTCAGAAGATAAATTTTGTCTTTTTTCTTTAGGTAGTTTAATTGTAATCTGTCTCCCATTAGGTAATTTCATTATAGGATCGACGGCCCCCTCTTTTGGAGGTTGCATAATCATCCGGGGAAATGGAAGTATGGTATTACTTAGTTTACTACTTTTTTCAATTGAAGAAGGTATTTTATATGATTTATTTAAATTCATTTTTTCACTATCTTTTTTGTACTCACTTAATAATTGAGGAGAAATTGTATCACTATATTCAAATGTTTGTGCCTCTTCGTCATCAGTTTGCAATACATTTTTATCTACATTAAGTAATTTTTTATTTAACTTATTTTTAGGTATCTTCAAAATTACTATTTGATCAAGCCATTCTTCAGGAATGGTGTCGGAAGTTTCTGCATACGACTCTGCTCCCTCCGGAGTTTTATCTAAATACACTTTATTTGTCGCGGAATCTTCATAATTTTTTCTTTTTCCACCTTGTAATCCTTCTTTTTTAATTTTGTTTAAAAGTGGTCTATAAGTTGCATGATATAGATAATCATTCTCTTTTAAAAGCTTTTCTCCACTTCCTGCTTGGAATGGTTTTCCTAATTTAGAGATTCTTTGATGACGAGATTGTTTTGGCAATTTAGTCATCTAAATTGCTCGTCCGTAAACTTTGGCGTTCCTGGCCACAACTCCATCTATTTCTTTCATCCACATCGAAATAAGTCCATCATATGGTATTTTCCCATAGCTTTCAGAATATCCATCAATGCTTCTGCTAGAAGTGCCGCCTGTCATAAATGCCCCATGTTTCTGTAGTAATTGTATTGACACCCATTTGGTTGCTGCCATTTGAATATCAGGAGGAGTAGGATCATAACCATAATCATAATCGACCTCAATATTATATCTACCCGGAATAAAAATATTTCCCAAAATTGCCGCGAATGGTTTATCCGCCAAAAATGCTGGATAAATTGGAGGAAGAAATATTTCTCCTCTCTGGGGATGTACAATTAATTCAGAGTCTAAAAATACTCTCATTGCTTGTAAAAGTTGATTATACATAACCATACGACTAATTCTTACGATGGGAAAGAAATAAGTATTAATATTATCTTTTCCTGACCCATGATGAAATTCAACAACTCCACTGTGAAGTTTAAAATCTCGAAAACAATTGGAATCAAAATAGGAGTCGCAAAAAGACAATAGAGTATCATTAACATTATCTTGAGAGACAATGTTACCCAGATTAAATCCTTTTAAAAAATCGGCTACAAGAGAATATGATGTATAATGTGTTGAATTTATATTTTCTGCCATATTTTTTCCTATTTCATCCTTTAAAAATTATTCCGCATGAGCAATTAGGATGCGGTGGTGGATATAGATTGCCAGACGAAAATCTCTCATTAATTTTTATCCAACCAATATTACTATTCTCTCTGCAAACTCTACAATGTTTTGTTTTACATATCTCACTTAAAATCCATTTTTTCTTTGTGTTATTGTTCTCTTTCGCAATATCGAATTTGCTTTCATTGTCTGCTTTAGTTAATTCTGTTCGGCTTATTCTTTCTGATCTATATTGCCCCATATCGTTAAAAAGAGATTCGATTTCAATTTTTGCTTTATTAGAGGGAGTCTGCTCTCTAATCAATCTCTGGATTAAACTCGTCACTCTATCTTTTGTGTGATCATTTATTCCCTGAGATATTTTCTTAATATATAGTTTTTGTTTTCTATTCAAATCAGGAACAATTTCTTCTTGAAGAATTTCCCGAGTTAAATTATATTGTTTCAAGTAGTAGTTCTTAAGAGCTTTATAAGTGTCTTTTAGGAAAATGTTCGAGTTATTATCTAGGTAATTCTTTATATAATCAGCCTCTATTATTTTCTTGTTAAGAAGTTTATTTACAGTCCCACTATTCTCTAAGTCGATTCTCTGTCGATCAAATAATCTACTGAGCCTATTGTAAAACGGGACATATAAAGGCTCAGATTGTTGATATGAATACGGAGGAGCTACATACCCAAGAGACTTGGGAAACTTATAAATTCGAGGTATTCTTTTAGGTAGTTTATAATTCATTTTTGAATTGATTAATAATTTTTAATGATGAAGTACCAAGCACTACAGTCGACACCTCTGATGACCCCAGAGATGTTTTCACAAGAAATACATATATCTCTATGTCTTTGGGATTAACACACCTCTGAGGTGACCAGACTACACGCGAAAGTGATGTTTTAGCTATAAGATAAACAAATTTTAATCTAAGGCTTCGGAGGGCATATCTAACCTATATTATCAAGCGTTTTTAGCGAGGTCAGCCAAAGATAACCCGGGTGTAGGTTTAGATTTCTGCTTCTCTTCCTCGGCTTTTTCCTCTTCAAATTTCTTTGTTTTTTCTGCACTTTGAGCTTTGACTTCTTTAATTACTTCTTCAACCGGTTTTACTTCCTCTTTTTTATCGTCGATGTCCAGAATTTTATCTTTATAATAATCTAACATATACTCAGAAACATCTTTAGGAAGATCGACTGAAAAAACACCAGCCCTAATTTCGTATGCATCAACAGTATCTTTTCCATCTCTCCGGTTCCAATTCAGGGAAACGGATTCTGACAATTTAAACTTCATTTCTTTTCCTCCTTATACTTCAGCTTCACTGAAGCTTTTAAATTAAAATTTATTTTTTGAAATCATTTTCTTTTGCAAGAGGAGGGGACTTTAGAGGTTAGTCTGAAGCACCCCCTCCATCATTGCCGTTGATATATTCAACTGAAATATCGTCTTACAACTAAGGTGCGATATTAATACATTTGTGTTATTCTGCAGATGAAATATTTTTAAATATTCTCTCTACAACTCTCATAGTTTCCTATGAGATCGGACTATATCATTTTCCTCTCTCGAGGAAACTCAGTACATAGTCTCTGAACCTTCCCTTTCGGGCTCGGCTGCTGATTATCCAATCTTGTTTATTTTCAAACATTCACACTTATCTATTATAACATAGATTATGTTGTAGTTAAACAAGCTCTAAGGACCTTCCAGCAATTCTCTGAGTTTGCAATTTAAGATTACTCTTAAATGGAACTATTTATATTAATAATCCGAACCGAGGCGTCGGCGTATTGCATAGCGAAACCACATTTGTGTTATTCTGACAAGAAACATTTCCTGTCAACTCTTAAGGTTTCCCATAAGATCAGACTATATCATCATCTCATTTAGAGATGTCTCGGGCGTAGTCGTTGAACCTTCCCTTTCGGGCTCGGCTGCTGATTATCAAATTCAAACAATTTTTAAAGCATTCGAACTCAATCCATTTAAGGATTCATTTTGTAGCTTGTTTGACTCTCATGACCTTCCAGCAATTTTCGAGATTATTTTATTTAGATATTTCTATCTAAACGGACTAATTTTTCATAATCCTTTCGGACGCGACGACAAGTACATTTTGTTAACTCATTTCTGAGTGTTGGATTGTCTTATATTGACGAAGTATAAGAATTACCAACTCTACAATTTCATTTGGTTATATTTGTAGATCAGACTATCTCTTCATCCTTTTAGGATGCCTGGTATATAGTCGTTACACATTTATGAGAGAGAAACTCTCTTCTCAATTTAGCTCGGTGTTTTCCACTTCTGGAGTTTCACCGAATTAGCCAAGTCCCATTCATAAATTTCTTTATGAAGCAGCTATTATGTTTTAACTGATCGGACCTAATCAAAATCTCATCTGCATATTTTTAATTCCAAAATTTTATACATGGAGTTAATTATTCTCAACTTAGACCCATAATAAAATTTGCTTGTTTTTCAACAAGGATCGGACTATATCATCATCTATTTTTAACAAATGCTTCGTGCATAGTCTCTGAACCTTCCCTCACGGGCTCGGCTGCTGATTACCTAATCTTGTTTATTTTTAGAACATTCAAGTTTACTTCATTTGAGAAGTTACTTTGTAGTTAAACAAGCTCTAAAGGCTTCCAGCAATTCTCGAAGTTTTTTATAAGACCCCAGATGTATTTGAGGACTTGATTGTGAAGATCCTTCTATCCAGACTGTTATCTTGGAAGAATTTATCTTCCAAATGTAGATCATTTCTGTCTACATCTGAATATTACTATTCAGCTCAGACTATATCTTCATTCTTTTTTCTAAAGAAGACTCGTGTATAGTCGTTACACCTTCATAATAAAAAAATTCTATTTCGAGAGTTTCTCTATTAAGCTTGGCTCGGTATTGTCCTTTGCAGGAGTTCCACCGAATTTACGAGTTTTTACATTGGCGAATTTTTCCACCAATAACTGCACAATTTCTGTTGATCATCAGGGCCACAGACAAGGTTCCCGGGGCAAGAGTCGTAGGTAAGAGGTTTGTAGCAACTACAGGAACCCCCCAGACTTTACCGATCTCTCCCGGAAGTGCCGTACCGGTAAGGCCAAGTGCGTTGACCGCCAGATTGATACCAAGTAGCTGACGCAGTCTGCTTTCTTCTCTCAACGAAACGACGAGCAGCAATTCTGATTTGTCGCGTCCGTAGACGCCCAAATTTTGAATTGAAGTCGAGATGTTCGCGAGCGTAAGTGCAGCCGAGCTAGCATTGACATCTGTACCAGTTCCTGAAATCCGAATACCATTGACTATTGTGTTATTCTCTGTTTTATTAAACAGAACTCTTTAAGTTTCCCTAAAGTACGGACTATATCATCTTCCTTTTTCAGGAAGTTCAGTACATAGTCTCTGAAGGTTCCCTTTCGGGCTCCCCTGCTGATTATCCAATCTTGTTTATTTTCAAACTATCAAGCTTGATTCATTTTACAGAATCTACTTTGTAGTTAAACAAGCTCTTAGGATCTTCCAGCAATTCTCTGAATTTTCTATACAAGATTTCTCTTGTAAGGCACTAAATATTTTTCATATCCATGCAAACTTAGGGTCGTTAGCCGCAAAAGCACCAGCCGTGTTACCATTGATAACAATTTTGTTACTTCTTAATTTCTTAAGAGGTTATCTTATTTCTAGATAACTCCTCAGTTTTATTTTATATCTGAGGTTCGGACTATATCATCACCCGTTATAGGGGTTCTACGTGTAGTCTCTAGCGGGAGTTTTCCACCTTTATTTATATAATAATTTATATACGATTCAAAGGTAATCTCTTCCGTCGGTATATTCTTTGGTTCTATTTTTAAATGACATTTTTTACAAACTGATACTAATAAAAATTTCTCATGTTTTTTAATAATTCTATATGGAACAATGTGATGAACTTTTTCAGCTTTTTCAACATTACAAACACAACAAGTGTAATTATCTCTAATTAAAATTTCTTTTCGGATTTTTATCCATTCTAAACCATAATTTAATTCTAATTTTCCGTCGATAATCATACCTGTCAATCTCTGTCTAGCTTGTCTTTTCATATCTTTTGCTGTTTCATCTCCAAAGCGATCTACCCAAGAAACTCCTTTCCTATCTTTACTTTGTTTTTCACTAGCTTTTTTCAAACGTTCATCAGTTTCTTTTGTTAAACCTGTGTTCCAACTATATAAATTATTATTTTGTCTTCTGGTTTGAATTGCTTTTAAACTTCCAGTATGATAACTATTATTATTTTTTCTTGTCTCATTGATTTTTCTTATCCAATTTTGTTTCTTTTCATTATCGCTCCATCTAATTTTATTATTGTAAGAAGAAGCGCAGCTTGAAGAACAAAATTTCTTATCCTTATTACACCCATTTACAGAAACGATTATTTCTTTGTCACAATTTAAACAATAATTAATCTTTTTTTCATTGATCTTCTTCGTTCCTATGTGTAATTTTAATTCTTTACGTTTTTTGAAAGTCTTTTTTAATTTTTCAATACCAGATTTTGGAAACTTTTTTCCTTTTGGAAAAACCATATATTTACCTCCTGAAAAGTAACGGGGCTTGGTTGTTCAGGCAACCTCGTTTGAGTAATTAATTCAAACTTAGCCCCATAGTTATATTATATCATAGATTTCAAATAGATTACAAAGAGTTCCACCGATATAGTAGAATTTTCGATTGAGATTTCTCTCAAAAGGTGCTCATCAATTCGAACACATCTTCTTCTGCCAGCGCGAACGCTTTGGCCATGTCATCTCTGACAACTGGCACAATCGGCAAAATTGCCAATTTATTACTTTAATAACTTATTTAGAAAACCTAATTCTGAAATAAGCGAATAAGAATTTCTTCTTATCTCTGCAGTTTATGAATTATGTCTACAGTTTAGACTATATCATCATGCTTTTTAGCATGTTGTACGTAGCACTCAAAGTTGCCTTTGAATACGTAGTCGTTACAAGATACTTAGATTTTGTAATCTCTAAATACCTCACGGTATTGACTTTAAGAATCTTTTTGTTAATTAATTTTGAATGACAAGAAAAACATAATGTAATTAAATTCAATCCATGGTGAGCAAATTCTTTTCTTTTTTCTACCGGAAAATCAAAATAATCTATTATGTGATGACAAAGTACTTTTCTATCTTTTGCCAAACATTCTTGACAAGTCCAATTATCTCTTTTATAAATAGCCTTTCTTATCTTTGGCCAATTTGGTCCGTAATCATTAATATAATTTAATTTATCTGAACATCTTCCATCTTTATAAAAAGGACTACCTTTTCCTTTCAACCTCTTACTTTGTTTTTCACTTCTTATTTCTGCTTGTTCTTCACCCCAAAGATCTTTCCAACTTCTACCTTTTAATCTTTTGCTGACGACTTTTCCATATTTTTTCTTTTCCCTTTTTGATTTTCTTTTCCATGTATTAGAAACACTTTCACCATTTTTCTTAATTCTTTTATCAGTCTCTTTAGTTAATCCTTTATTCCAAGGTTCCAATAAACCTAGTTTAAATCTTTCTTTTTTAGTCTCACTAGATTTTCTACCTATTTCTTTACGCATTGGTTTTAATTTCTTATGCCAATGTTTTGAAAGAATTTTTGATACTCTATTAGATATTGTTTTAGAATTAGGATAATCTAATAAAAACTGTTTTACTGAATTATAACCATGTTTTTGCAAATGTTTTCCTGTCAAATTATGATACCAATTTTTACAAATTGGACATTGAATCTTATCATTCTTCATTTCATACCCCCTAAGGTAAAGAAGGGCTTGGTTGTTAGGGCAACCGTCGATTGATTCATGAGGTCAATCTTAGCCCCTATTAATTATAACATATATTCTCGAAGCGTTTCACCGTTTTAATACAATTTTTAGAGGACAACAATTTATCCTCTTGTAACTCGGCACTGATGGCGAGGGCACAAATTTGTTACTTTATAACCTCTTTCGAGGCGGGTAAATATTTCTATTTATCTCTCTATATCACTATAGAGTTCGGACTATATCTTTTTCCTATGTGATTAGATAGGATTCTTACGTGTAGTCTCTACGGACTCTCTGATTTCTCAGGTTGCCTCGGTATTGTCTCGAATAACTTTTTTAATTTCTTCTATAACTAAATGTTTGTTTGAATAAAAATATTCTTCAGAAAATCTTAAAGGAATGAATCCTTTATTTCTTAGAATAAGTTTTTGATAACTATCTTTACTTCTCATATGACCAGGACTATGCCAATATGTACCATCTACATAAACACAAATATTTGGTTCTATAAACGCATCTATTATTGTTTCTAATTCAGAACAAACGAAATAATATTGTGGAATATATTTTATGTTATGTTTTTCTAACTCGGCATATAGAGCTAAATCTAAATTACTTGGTTCACCAAAGTCAAGATCATAATAATGAGGATCTAAAGCTAAATTTTTGCCATCGTTTCTCGTCTTGTTATTATTGACTTAGCTATACTTGGGTGTGAATATTTTGTCTGTCCTTTATTCCAAACAACTAATTCACCAGAAGCAAATTTTTCTTTTATTGTCTTTTCACGATTTTTTGTATAATTTTTAACTCTTTGATCTTCTATTGTTAAGCCTTTATTCCAAATTTTTAATAAACCCAATTTAAATTTTTTCTTCTTAGTTTCACTGGATTTTTGATTTTTCTTTCCTTTTCTAACCTTACCAGAATTTTCAGCATTTTTCTTAACTCTAATGTCTGTTTCAGATGTTAATCCTAAATTCCAAGAAATCATTAATTTTTCTCCAGGGAATAAAGATCTATATTGTTTACCTGTTAATTTGTGATGTTTTTTAATATGCCAAAATAATTGCGTACTTTTATATCCGCAAATTTTGCAAATCACATAATTAACATTTTCTATCCCCTGAATATCTTTAAAAATAGGAATGTTTTTCTTATCTTTACATTCTTGACAAAGAATTCTGGCAATATGAGGTTTATTTACTTTAACTAAATTATCACAATACAAACATTTTCTAAATTTATTCATTTATTACCTCCTAAATAGGTAAAGAAGGGGCTTGGTGATTTAGGCACCTTCGAAGAGGTTATAAAGCTCTTCTTAGCCCCATAGTTATATTATATCATAGTTTTCGAGAGTTTCACCGATATAGTAAGATTTTTCAATTGAGATTTCTCTCAAAAGTGGCTGCATTAAAATCAACCATTAATTTCTTCGCAGTCAATTCCACGGTTCCGGTACTCATTGCCGATTCTGGAGCCGCAATCGCCTCACCAACATAATAAACATTGCTCAATCTATTACTTAATAACCTAAAGTTTTTTAGGCGGGAATTTCATTTCTGAATTCCTCTGCATATCACTATGCAGTTTGGACTATATCATAACCTTTATTCAAGGTTGCAACGTGTAGTCTCTAGCGGGAGTTTTTTCCACCATTTCTGGTATTCTCTTCCGTCGGGATTGTCTTCAGATTTATTCTCTTGAAGAGTTCCCCCGATATAGTTGCTTATTCGACAAGAATTTCTTCTTGAAGTGGCTGCAATAAAATCAACCAGCACTTAACTTAGGAAATCTATAAACTTGGGTCGGCATTCATTTCTGTTATTCTGATAGAAAAATATTTTCTCTCTATCAACTCTTTATATCGCTATAAAGATCGGACTATATCATCTTCTTTTCAGAAGTTCCGTCTTTAGTCTCTGAACCTTCTTCCTTAGAGGAAGCTTGGCTGCTGATTGTCCGCAATTTTGGATTTTTACAGAATATTTAATTTTTCTGTACCAAAATATACTCGGGGTTTCCAGCAATTTACGGAATTTTTCAATGAGTATTTCTACTCAAAGTCGCAAGTTAATACGAATGTTGGGAGGAATTGGCGCATATCAATTGTGTTACTCTCTGTTTTTTTAAAACAGAACTCTTCAAATCTCTTTGAAGTTCGGACTATATCATCATCTTTTCAGATGTCTCGTCTCTAGTCTCTGAAGGTTCTCTTTCGAGCTTCCCTGCTGATTGTCTAATTCTACTAATTTTTAAACATTCAAGTTTATTTCATTTTAAAGAAATTACTTTGTAGTTTAGTAGACTGTTAAGATTTTCCAGCAATTTACGAGATTTTCGATGAGCATCTCTACTCAAAGTCGCATATTTAAACACGATTTCTGCCGGATAACATTTTATTACTTTTATAACCTCTTGTTTAAGAGGCGGATAAGAATTTCTTCTTATCTCTGCAATTTAATTTTTATATTTGCAGTTTGGACTATATCATTACTAATTAAAGGAATTAGCATCGGGTTTATAGTCTCTACACTTTTATCAAGATTGTTCTTGAATTTAGCTCGGTATTGCCTGAAAAATTTTCTCTTTCAGGTTTTTACCGAATTAGCCCAATTTGAATTCCGCTTATTTTAAAAACGGAATGATTTGCATTCTATTACTTTAATAACCTAAAGTTTTTTAGGCGGGAATTTCATTTCTGAATTCCTCTCCAATTTTATCTATAGTTGGAGTTTAGACTATATCTTTATGGATTTTATTCCAATGTTGAGCGTATAGTCGTTACGGATTCTGGAGTATTCCAGTCTTTCCTCGGTATTGTCTTTAGAAAAAGATGTTCACCGATTTAGCTCAATTTAAAGCGGACCAAATTAAAAATCCGCCAAACGCGGGATCAAGGTATCTCCACCCGTTCCGGCAACTGTATTCACTTCGTGTTACTTTTATTACCTTTTACAAGGCGGGCAAATATTTCTACTTGCCTCTATATGTCACCATATAGAACGGACTATATCATCATCTTTTTCCTGGAATGCGTACGAGATGTTTGGCGTATAGTCTCTGAGGATTCTCTTTTTTAAGAGTCTTTCCTGCTGATTGTCCAGTATTGGAGGTCCCAGCATATAGCCAAATTTTAAAAGCTCCAAAACACAGATTTAAGCTTTTTCACATTCTATTACTTATTAACCTTTTTTCAAGGCGGGAATTTCATTTCTGAATTCCTCTGAAGTTTTATTTATATCTTCAGTTTGGACTATATCTTCTTCCTTTTTCAGGAAGCTCTACGTATAGTCTCTACGGATTCTGGAGTATTCCAGTCTTTCCTCGGAATTGATTTATTAGTTTCTTTTAAACCTTCCTCCGATATAGTAGAGTTTAACATCACCCAAAATTGAATGATGTACGCATTTTATTTCTATCCTCCTTTTTTCCTGAGGATATTATCGCTGATGTTGTTAACATCTTCGGGGGTCAGCACAGGAAGTCACCCCCTTCAAGCCGTGGTTTTTTAACCACAATAAAATTCTTTTTTCTGCCTGAAGTTGATGTGTCTATAACACACTTATGATAGTTTTCTTTCGATCACCATCACAAACATTCAGGACTTTTTCAACCGCGCGACAAAAGCCGCATTTTTGAATCAAATGAATCAACGTTGATTTAAATTAAGAAAAGCGTCGCGTTAACGACAAACATTTTATGTTTAGTCTAACAGGTTCTCTACTCCATCGGGATCGGATCAGACAGACCTTGGGAAAGGGCACGAGCGAAAACTCTGTCATCACTGATAGTATCAGGAGTCGCATTTTGAGATTTCTCAATCGGACCAAGAACTTTTCTTTCAACATTAGAAGCGTCAATTGCTTTTTCAATAGAAGATTTAATTGTCTCTTCTACGGAATCCTTAACAGCTTTCTCAACCATCCTCTTAATTCTGGACGAACTCATAGATTTCTCTGTACGATCCTTACCATAGTTAGCAAACTGTTCACCTGAAACTCCAGTCTCTAACGGCTTGAATGGCTTCGGATGTTCGTGCTCTGTGGTGTCAGCAGGATTAGTCCGTTTACCAGTTGATGGCTTGATATAATCTCCCTTGAATGTTGAAATTGACTGACCGGAATCTTTTGACGGTTTTGACTGAAGAATTTCTAAATTCTTTTCAAAGGACTCATCATCCTCATCTTCCTCATCTTCCTCAAACTCGTCATCTTCATCCTCATCATCAACAAACTTTACCATTTCAACATCATCTTCCTCGTCATCTTCGAATTCATCCTCGTCATCTTCGCCTTCTTCATCGAGATCTAATTCTTCATCGTCAATGTCTTCCTCTTCATCCATCGGCTCTTCGTCAACTGATTCCTCGTCAACGATTTCCTCTCCATCTTCACTATCTTCAGCATCAACTTCGCCTTCAACTTCTTCGTCGCCGAATGGTTTACCACATTTAGGACAGAATTTAACCTCGTAATCTTCATCTTCACTTTTTTCGAAGACCATCGAACAAGATTTACATTTCAGTGTTTCTGCTTCTTTTTTATCTTCTTCTTTTTCATCAATATCTTTCATTTTTGCCATATTCATTTCACCTCCTTCTTCTTTTTCTTCTTTGGGGGCTTCTGTAGTTTTTGGTTCTTCTATAGTTTCTTCGGGTTTTTCTGCAGGTTTTTCCTTATTTTCAACAAGCATATTTATTTTCTCTAAAATTTGATCTAACTTACCTTTATCTTCAGTGGGTTTTTCTGCTACTTCTGTTTCTTTGGGAGCCTCTTCTTTCGTTGGAGTTTCATCAGTTTTTATTCCAATAAGTTGTTCTAATCCATCGAGAGCTGATTTTATTCTCTTCATACTCTCTTCATCAATTTTTCCATCATTAACAGCTTTCTCTATAGTACTAATATCATATTCTGTTTCTATTGCTTTTTCTAATTTTTCCAATTTTGATCTCACCTTCCTTTCTTCGATATTTAAAGATTTTGCCATAGAGAAAACTGCTTGAGGATTAACAGGTAGCCCTGTCAATGATAATTCTCTAATAGTCATCTTTTTTATTCTTTTGAATTCTTTGTTTTTCTCAGGATCAAAATCAGGAACTGTTTCTAAGGCATCTCCACCCATTGAGCATCCGTTTAACATCCCTTGCTCAATCAGCTCCCAAACAGGATCTGCTATTTTACCTTCTGCGATCTCTCCCTTAAACCATATCCCATTAGGCTTTGCTTCAGCAGAAATAATTCTCCCAACAGGTAAAGAAATTTCTTTCCTACGATGCTCAATAAAAATAGGAATTGGAGATCCATCATGAACATGTTGGTTCAATTCTTCGGCAGCTTCAGGATACGCCTTGCTGTCTGTTACTTCATTTTCTAGATCGAGAGCGGGAGTTGTCATGTATCCCTCGATTATCCGTTTTTTCTTTGCCGGATTGATTTTACCTTCCACGGCCTTGGAAATATCAAGAGAAAAATTCCCTCCCAATAATTTACTCATTGCTCATCTCCTTGTAATACCTTATTTATAATTTTCGGTAATTTGTTTATCATTTGATGTTCAGCTGCCTTAATTGCTTTCATAATAATTATTCTATTTGAAATTTTTTCTGGGTTAATAGATTTTATTATGGATTTTTTGTACAAATGCACCCAATCTTTTGCTTTTCTTAAAGACCAAGATTTTATTCCATAAGGATTAATCGATTTATTAAATATCAATGTTTGAATTTTTCTATCCGGCTCATTCCTTAGTCTGCCAGTCACGGCCAAGATTCCGCCATCAATGCTTAATACAATCATTTTTAATGTCCCTTTTTCAAATCGATTAACTCTTCTTTGTCTCGTCCTAACATCTGATTTTGAAATCGATCTTAAAAATAAATTTAACTCTTCAGTTCTTTGCATCACTTCCCCCTTAGTTTTTTCTTGACTCTGTTTATTTTATTAGCGATTACTTTTTTAGTAGCCAGTTCTTGTTTTGATCCCGGAATATCTCCATATGGACTTTCTAAATTAGAATATGGAGCCAATATTTTTTTCATATTCTGAATAGATTTTTGTAGTGCGCTGTATTCTTTATTATCAAAGACATTTTTTTTCATATACTGATATCTTTCTGGCTCTACTCTTTTTAAATTATCTGAAGCCAAGATATAATTTGCGTAGCTTTCGGCCATGTCTTCTTTAGGTCCGGTAATCCCATACCAGGACATCTTAATCTGCTTATCTGGTTTTTGATAAATACCGTCTAATTTAATTTTATCGGCGATTCTTTTTCTTTCCTTATCGTCTATAGTTGTTAATTGTTCGATTGGAACATTAAGAAATGAATCTAATGAACTGACATAACCATTTTTTTTACATTCATCGATAATGTTTTTATTTCCATTTGCTACTGCCCAGCCGAATGTTTTTTCAAAATCTTTATTTAGTTTCTCATTATGAGCATTACCAACTGCATGACCAATTTCATGGATAAGTAATTCTTTTAAGGTGGGGACTCCTTTAATTCTGTGGAATGGTTGTTTTTTTCTGAATTCTGGATCGAACAATTGGGTGCTCAAAGTTATTACACCAGTTTCTCGGTTACACTTACTGTAAAAGTCTTTTGCGGGATCCGTATTAATTACTTTTAATGATGGATTGTTTTTTATATGACTATCGGGTATATCTGAATTTGTAAGAATATCTGCAGTTTCTTTCAACCACTCGGCGTTATCAATATCAATAAAAATATTGTATTTATTTCTGATATCATTCCGGATATCAATAACGTCAGTGTTTAGAGCTTTTTTTATGCGAATAATTTGTTGTTTTAAATTTGTCATGTTTTTTGTCATAGTTTTTGTCGATAATAAAATTTTCTGATTCCAAAATATCAATTTGAGTAGAAACATTTCTCTTCAGCCGATTAAGAAGTTTTAATCTTGATTTTACTCTAAAATTAATAGCTTTGGTTCCTAATTGTGAAGCCTCTTTGGTAAACTCATTAAAAATCCATGCCTCTATTTCTTCCGGGGTTGTAACAACTCCCTCAAATTCCCCAAGACCAATAGCTACATTTTCTGATGTTTTAAAGAAAACACTATCACCATATCCGAAATCGGGTTTCAGGTATCTACTGTTTGTTCTCATTCAAAAACTGGCTATGCACCAGACCTCGTAGTACCTCAAAACGAAGTTTATTAAAAGCTTTCGCAATCATTTTTTGAGTGTTTGTTGAATTTTTATTTAATTCTTTTTTAACTAAATCAAGTGTTTGATTTGGATCATTTGGTTTCTCTGGTGAAGCTTCAAAGTCCTCTTCCTCTTCTTCTCCTCCACCAAACATACCTCCCATTCCTTCTTCTTCCTTTGGCTTTGGACTAAGACCTGATTCCTTTCTAATTTCGTCAACTGACATAATCCCTGACATTACTCTCATGTTGTCGTATTGTCCTTTTAACATTTTTTCTTGGAGACTGATTTCCTCGATGAATTCGAATTTTAAATCGTCATAACCAAATTCATCCCAAATAATATCTCTTGTTAAATAATATGAAATTTTGTCCATCATAGGATAAATAGATTTATTCTTAAAAGCCTGAGATTGAAGTAATTGTCCTGTTGCGGGAGCCCCTCTCAAATCTTCTGTCCATCCTGCTTCTGAAGGGCTAACTCCAAAAACTGCAAGAATAACTTTCAATAACCAATTCATATAGTTGTTAAACTCCATATCTTTGGGGGTCATTGCAATTGCGGTCCACTTTGAGCCTGCAGACGCTCCACCTACAACAAATGTTCGATGAGGTTGTTGAATAGTTTCCGACTGCCAGTAAGTTCTAAATCTGTCTAACTGATCCTCAGTAATTGCAGGACCGAGATCAAGAATTCCTCTTGGAGTAGAACTATTCTCGAAATACTTCAGGTTATATGTTTCCCCGTAAAGAAAAGCTGTAACAATGTTATGTAGAGTTTCCAATGGAGATAATCCATATAAACTATTTGTGCTTGGATTCATCATCAGATAAATTACTTCATTAGACTCTAATTTTAATGGTTTCAGTCCTTCTTGTTGAATAACCTGCCAAAAGCAATTTATCATTCCATGTCTGTCAGCATCTATTTTTATAGTCCCACCATCTGCTGCATATATTTCTGCTATTCTTCCTTGTGGAGTATGAGATTTAACTATTACTCCAGCATCCAATAATAATAAATCCCTCATCATTTTTTCTAAAATTGTTCTGAAATTTTCTTTATTTTTATTAGGCTTCTCAAAGAAACCTTTTACTTCTTTGATCCTTTTTTTCTGATCTTCTTGCTTAACCTTATCCTTTTCAATATTGTCATCTTTCTCTTTAGGCATGATATCCCATTTTGCTGATGTGACCTCGTTAATAATTGCGTCAACCGCCATTCTAACAACACAATTATATTGATACATTCTTCGCAATGTCTCTGGAGTAAGATGAAAATCAGTACCAGTTTTCTCTTGACCGTATTTATCATAAGATCGATAACCAGGCACCCAGGCTTTCATTGATTTTTCTAAAATCATTCCATTGCCGTCAGAAACGTCTCTCATGCCATATTGATTTTTAAATGCCTTTTCAAGCCCTTGTGACACCTTGCTAGTAAAAGAATTAAGAACCATGTTTTATTGCTCCCCGAATTTATTAATTTTGAAAATAATGTATAACAGAACGATTAAAATGGCCGCTTTGTCAAAACCACATTTAAAAAAATAATCAATCAAATATACCCCTAAAACACAACCTGTGAAAGCGGTTATCTTGTTGATGATTTTCTGTCTTTGAGATGTTGTCGACCGCCATAAAACAATAAAATAAATAACTATAAGACTAACAATATCAGTTATTTTATTCCATATTACTTCAAGAAAATTATTTACATGACTAAAAATATCAGACAGAAAAAAGGATATTTTAGTCAGAATATTGTCATCTACTTCTATTGGTTTTTTCTCTTCTCCGAGTCTAATCCACTTTGATTCTCCACACTGCTTACATTTAATTTCTCTAACTTCTTCTGTTTGTCCATCATCCACTTCACCAGATACATCATTTGGTCTATCGTCAATCTTTTCTGTTTCATCATCATTCCTCTCCTCTATCGTCCCGCACATGAAGCATTGATATCTTCCCATTTACTTCACCTCTTTTTAAATCTTGGACCTGTCAACTGTGTACAAGGGATCGTGTCCCACGAGAGCGTTGGACTTTTCTGCTTTTCTAATTGCAATTGTTTTGTCGATAAAATCTTTCGTTTCTTCCATAATTTTTTTATTTTCTTCTTTATTTTCAGGGTCGTCTGGGTTCAGCGATTTGTTTGTCGTCATCATAGCCCGAGCAACGCTTCTTTCAACTGTAAAAATATCATTATAGTTTAAATTTTTAACATCATCGAATTTTCTTCCAATAAACTGATCTGGTCCCCTTAGTATAACTCCATCAGGACCAACGAAAAGCTTAACCCCATAAACACTTTGCCACTCTCCATCACCACCAAGAGTATTCATAGTTTTATTAATTTCCTGAGATTTCTCGAAAATACCTTCTTGTTTGCAGTAACCCCCCTCGTCGAATGTATGTATTTGCATTATTTTTTCACCTACCTTGTTTTTCCTTCCAGCATTTTATCCATAAATTTTGCTGCTAAATCATTTGCCTTATAAGGATTAATTCCTCTTTTGACTAAGAAATTCTCTACTTGATCTCCAGTTCCTTGCTCATCACACATAGCCCCAAATCGATTAAGAACAATTTTATATAGCTGTTTAATTTTAGATTTTCTCTTTTCTCCTGATCCTGCTTCTATAATTTTTCCTGTTTTCAAATGTCTTTCATGACGAACTGGTTTCTTGCGAAATCCAGAACTTTCTTTTTCTTTAATTTGTTTTGATAATCTACTTAATTCTTTATCAAAATAAGGAACATTATCTTGAGTAGTTTGTCTTTTAGCTTGTTCTAATAAATCTTCATATTGTTTTTTTAATTCTTTTAAAGTAGGTTCATTTTTGGCTTTTTCAAATTCATTGAGAGGTATATCTCCATATTGGCGATAATGTTCTCCTACCTCTTTCTCTGTTGGCCGAAGATCTTCAAATGGATCTTGCTCCGTCATTGTTGGAGCCTCTTTGCTTCCTCTTGGTTGTTTAGTAATTCCTTGACCAGCAGAATATGGTTTTCCTGATCTAATTCTCATATGTCTTCCCATTGTTCTTGTTGATTTGATGAGATTCAAAATTCTCTCATCTGATTTTTCATATTGATTGTCTGACATTTCATTTTTTAATTCTTCAAGAGCAGTTCGATATCGTCCTTTACTAAAAAGAAGAGTAGCTACGATTTCTCTCGCTTTATTATATGTTTTTGGAGTAATCTTTTTGTATATTTTAGGATCTAGCTTACCTAAAGTGTATATTGCGTCGCCATCTAAAATAAGCTCAGTATAAACATCTGTATCGTCTCCTCTATATTCTCCTTCTCTAACTAAAGCGATGGCGTCAGAAGCGAATTGATCTCCGCCATGATGCCAAGTTCTAGAAGCTGCATCACCTATTTTTTTCCATTCGTCAATAGTAAATGGTGATCTTTGCAATGTTCTTTTTAACCATTTTTTATTTTTAATTGTTTTCTCTTTACTTTCTATTAAATAATTTAGTTGATTCAAAATACCTTTTCTTTGATCAATGTTCCAATACAGCTTTTTATACAATTTGCCAGTACTGGTCATATCAAACTTTTTTTCGTATGCATAATATTCTTCATCAGCTTTATCTGCCAAAGCCAGCCATTTATCACGATTTTTCCAAGAAGCTATATCAGCTTTTTCTCTTAGATTATTCCGTTTGCTACTCAGCCTTTCTAATTCTTGAAACATAGGACTCAACCGAATAACGTCTCTTTCTTGCTCAGCTGTGTCTTTTTTCTGCCTTAAGATCTCAAGAGAATCAGAATCAGATCCTTCAAACCTAGCAGCAGGATCAGTTGCTACTCTATACTGTTCTTTTAATTGATTAAGCTTTTCTTCTATATTATAATATTTGTTATCAATTTTACCCATAATATTTCTATAATGATAGAATTTTTTACGGCCAGTCTTATTACTTGAACCCAAATATTTTGTATATTTGTCAAGTATTTTATCAAGTTTTTCTGATTGTGCTCCTAGATAATCATGCTCTTTGGTCAATTGTCGAATTTCATTCCGCAAAGTTTTAACATTGTTTTCTTTAGCGTAAGGCTTCTCTTTAACCTGAACAACTTTTCCTGTAGGAGTCATTCGCTGATAGGCTTTATGCCCTTTGGGTTTACTGCGGGTAGCTTTTATAATAGACATTATGTGATTTTTATTCATTTTGTCTCCTGATTGTTTTCTAATACATCTCTAATTATCTCATCAGCCAATATTTTTCCATTAGCTAAAATTGAATCTTTAACTTGAGGCTGATCAGTTATCTCTTCAATTTCTATCTCGCAGTTTTTTAGCATTTATTCACCCAGTCCTTCAGTGATTATTATGATTCTCTTCAAAGTCCGCAGAAAAGAATTAAGATAAGAAACATAGAGATTAAATCTTTTAGGGACTTTATCATTATCAAGAATGATATTCTCAATCTCATCACTTTTGTCCTGGAGAATCTGCTTAACAACCTCAATAGGTTTATCGAGATTATCTAATGTTTCACATGAAAATTCAACTGCAGCGTTTGCTCCCTGTAAACTTTTCATGTTATCAGGACCAATTCTCTGCACTAAATCACTGAGCTCGATCAATCTTTTTATCTGCTTGGAGGTTTCACGAAGAATTTTAATTACTTTCTCACGCGATTCCCAATCAGCAGATAAATAAGCGTCATCAGCTAAATTATTGAATAGTGTTTTTTCTAGATTTTTTAACATTTATCCAGCCTTATATAAAGCATATTTTAAATCTGTTACAGAAAGATTTCCGTATAGAGGTGAAAGATAAATATACCATTGATCATCTATATCATTTGAAGGATCTGCCGTTTTAGATTTCAACCACAATAATTCCAAGTCATTTATTGTTAAATAATATAACGAAGGTCCGGCACCTAAATCTTGAATGTACCAATTCCTTTCCATATCAGAAATTATACCCGGAGCAATAGCCCGGTTTATGTAATATTGGTATTGATAATCCTCGTAGGCTAAGTCTACCATAATTTTTCCTTTTTAACTCCTGATTAATTTGCTAGCTTTGAGTCCTTGTAAAGTGCTTCCCATCTTTTCATCCGACAAATTTGTGGGAGGGTATGAATGTTGTGCCTCATAATTATAATTCCCCAATGCTGTAAAAGCCGCAATTCCTTTTCCTTTTACATATATCTGAGTCATCCAAGCTCCATAATCATCTGGTAATTCTTTTGGATAGAAAATTGCTTCTGTTCCAGGAACTTTACCTGACCTTGATATAATAGGAGGGAGAGGAGTTTTTTCTTTGATTAATTTATTCCTAAGCAAACTCTCAAGTAAACTTGTCTGTTCCCATGGTTGGGGAAGTGGATAATTTCCGACTTCAGAAACCTGTGACACACCCCCAACCCATCCGGATCCTCCGACATTTGACAGTCCATTTCCAGGAGCTATAAACTCTTTACCAACCCAATAGTTCTTAAATAAATAATCACTATTTGGGGCGATAGTATCTACCTGCGAATTGTTAATTCCCTGGGGGGGGATTGGTTCCTTCCCTAAAAGAGGCATGAATTATCCCTTGTCTCCTTTTAATAAAGTATTTAAAGCAGGATATAGTTTTATCTCAAGAATGTTATCATTCCTATCTACTTTAATTCTTTCAAATTCATGATCCGGATAGGCTTCTTGGATTTCTTTCTGTCTTTGAACATCTTTTGGTTTAAGATTACCAAATTTATCATAGTGACGAGGTTCGTCCCATTCTTTGAATTTTTTTATATCGTGATTTGTATAATCGGGAGAAAACCATAATCCAGGAATCAAATATTCACCCCCGCCATATACTGCATACTGACCCTTGGTATTATTTTGTTCATCCCAGGATTTAAAATATTCACAACCTTTTATATTATAAGAAGCCCATTTTTTCCCGTTAACTGTAAGCTGTTCGATTCTTCTCAATCTTAATTTTATTCTCGTTTCTTTTGTAACCTCATGTCCCATTTTCGCTTTACTAATTTTTGCTCCAACTCCAGGTTTCTTTGCAGGATTTTTATCTCCGGCATATCTTCCTTTTCTTGATCTACTTTGTTCTTTTTTAATTTCTTGAGCTTTTTCAAAAGATCCAACTATGTCTTCTAATTTTTTGTCTTTCCAAGCAAGATTAGGTTTACCTTTTAATGCTTTACCGGTTTTTTCTCCAGCAATTCTTATTCTCTCATCGGTCTCTTTAGTTAAACCATATTTCCAAGTATGTTTACCGTAATGAGGATTTTTATCACCTTTTTTTGATTCACTCGTCAAAATTCTAACTTTTTTACAAACTAATTGACTATTTGGAAATTTTTCTTTATATTCTTTTCCTGTAAGATTATGATATTTTTTAACATGAAATTGTAACTGAGTGCTTTGAAAACCACACAATTGACAAGTTACTATTTTTTCTTCCATATTTTATCTCCTTATTCGAGTTTAAGGGCTTGGTAGGAATAAGCTACCTCGTTTAATTAGCTAAATTAAACTTAGCCCCTTGATTGTTTAATATTTAACGTTTTACAGGAATTCCATTAGTTGCATTCTTTGGATATCCGGCAGTTAAAGTTGCTTCCGACGGAGCAGACTGACCAGAAATATATTCTTTCCCATCAAGAATTTTCACATTCTTATTTATCTTGGCAACTCCCTGAGGATACCCGGCTTCAACCTTTTGTTTTGTCGTAGCATTACTTCCCCGTTCTGCATTAGAGCCCTTTTTGCCAACTGTTTGAATTTTTGCGGTTCCCTTTGGATATCCGGCAGTAACTGTAGCTTCGCTTGGAGCAGTTTGTCTTTCGTTGTACTCTTTCCCCGTTTCTATCTTAACACCTTTTTTAATATTCTTTTTCTTGTTGCGATTTTTGTATGACCAACTCTGATTAGCTGTCCCCATACCTGCTCCTACAACTCCGGCCCCTGATCCGCCAGTACCCATAGCTTTATTTCGTGTGGCTTTGATCATGGATAAAACCTTGCTGTCATTCTGTGGTTCTTTTGCTTTAAGAATACTTTTTACCATCTTTACCACACGATTCATGGTCGCTTTGTTGGTTGACTTAAGAATTACACCATATGTTTTCATTTTTCTCTCCTTATAATTAATTTTGTAGAATTATTTACTCTTGAACCAATTTTTTGAATCCTTGGTACATTCCAGTTTTTCCCTTGCTCTTAGCCTTCTCAATGTCTCCTTCTTTATTAAATAGATTTTTCTTTACAGCTTTAACAATTTTATTCATGAGATCTTTATCTTTGGATCTGAGAACAATCCCATATGTTTTCACTTTCTTTTTGTCACCATCCCCTATTGATTTTTTAACTTTTTCAGGAAGTTTTTTTCCTTTTACTTCTTTTAAATGTTTTTTAGCTTCAACCGGAGATAAACCTTCTGCGGCAGTTTTAGCTCCACCTGCAACAGCCCCAAATAATCTTCTTTGAGCTTCAGAAACAATGGGAGTATGTTTTCTGCGGACAGCAAAATCTTCATCTTTTAAACTAGAAATATCTTCCATTGTTTCAATAAATTTATGAGTAATTTTTTCTGCTATAGATCGACTTACACCTCTCGTAACTAAATACTCATCAATTGAAGCTGGATCCATTTTACTAACCTTTGTTCCGAATTTTCTTTTTAATATATTAAGAATATCACCAATTTTTCTTTTTCTTTTTTGCTTATCTTTAGCCCCTAAAATTCTTGATTTCTCCATATCATCATCGGCAACTGAAACTTTATTCTCTTTTCTGATTTTTCCCGTAGGAAAATTTGTATTTTCTTCTTCTTTAATATAAGCGCTCTCATTTGAGTTCATTTCAGAATCATAAACAATACCTGTACCTTTGTTATTTTTAACTGCGTCGAAATCTTCATCAGATGATTTCTTTATCCCCCGGCCCGATGATTCCCCTCTTTGTTTATCCCCTAAAATATCATAACCTCTGTCGTCCTCGTGTCTTATTAATTTTTGAGCAAGATTGTAAGATTCTTTTCCGGTTAATTTTCCCTGATCATATTTTTTATATTGTTCATCCAGTTCTTTTTTCTTTCTTTTCTGTTTATCTTTAGCACCTAATGTCCTTGATTTCTCGAAATCTTCATCTTTAGAACTTTTTTCTATTGTTTGTATATCTTGAAATGATTTCTCAAAGTTTTCTTTGTCAATGTCTTGAATTTTTTCTCCTTTTGGAGTAACATCATTCCAAGTTCCTTTTACAGGAATTTCATTTTCTTTTTTCACAAATCTGAAGGTGACCATTTATTATCCTCCTCGTTTTCTTTGTTTTTATCGCCACATAATAGTAGCCAGCCAAGTCTCTCATCGTATGCTTCTTTTGATATTGACTCCCCGGTCTCGCCGTTACATAGATATATATTAATTGATTTATCTATTGCCCCATCTATTTTTTTATTTCTGGCGAATTTTCCGTTATCCATTCTATAAGGGTTTCCTTTTTTATTTTTACCTTCTTTATCCTTCAAAACTTTTACAATTTTATTTTCCCCAGAAATAACATAATGATTAAGCATATTCTATCCTCTCCAAAATTTAGGAGGTAGTCTAAAACTAACCCCGGTTCCACCCCATCCCATATAACCTGCAGAAAGTCTAATCCCATTAACATTTTTATGGATGTGAGTTCTTTCAAACTTGTTCATCATTCCTGCATTTCTTAATCCTTCCCAATCTTTTTTATTTGACGCAAAAATTATAGGATAGTTTAAATCATTATCTGAAGGTTTTTTCTCATAAAAATCTCCAAGATCTTTAATAGCTTTTTCATAGCTTATAAAAAACTGTTCTAATTCTGAAGATTTTGGCTCTCTACCTGTAGCTTTTTCGAATAAATCTTCTGCAGCTTTTATGATTTTATTATAATGACTCTTTGATATGTTTATTTTCTGTTTTTTGGCATACGGTTTTTCTTTGACTTGGGCTACTTTGCCAGCTCTGGTCATCCGTGAATAAGCCTTGTGACCTCTTGGTTTTTGACGTTTTTCAAAACTAAAAATTGATTTCTCTAATATTTTAATTGTCATGATTTTAATAGACCTCTTTGTTTTAATGAATACCAGGTGGAGGACATTTCCCAACCGCCAGAATCAGGTACATGAGATTTTTCTGTTACAAATGGAATGAATGTTTCTCCTGTTTCATTTGGAGTATGCAAGCGAACGCCCTGCCGGCCCTGCTGTGAAAATGCGAAATTATTTATTTCCTTTACTTCTTTCTTTCGATATGTTATTCCATTTGTGTCTACAAATGTGTCTGGCAATATCCCTGTAATCCCAAGTTGTTCTGGAGTATATTGATAACCATGATTCCATGTCCAGATATCTCTGAACACTTTTCCTTTGTTGTAGTAATCTCCACGCTTATATATATCCCCAGGAATAGGATTCATTTTATATTCGTCAATCCCCATGCATTCGAAAATCCACATGATATATCCTTATATCTTTTCTACGTCGGATTCTTTGAATTTAAATGTTTTTCCTGTGTGACCTTCTTTAGCCAATATATCCTCTCCTACTTTTTCTATGACTCTATATTCTTTTCCAGTTTTTTTACTTTTAATAGTATTGCCTAAACCAATTTCATTTTTATTTTCCGAGAGACCAATTACTCCGCTGATCACATCCCAACTAATTTTTAAATCTTTTGATGTTTGGGCTAAAGCATCACTTGAGCTCATTCCTTGTTTTACATAACTTCCAAATTTTTCTATTATTTCATCATTTAATTTCTCTTTCATTTGTTTTCTTGCATCTTCTGGTCCGTGAGCTCTAATAGGTTCCATTATTTTCTTAGGAAGCTTTATTGGATTAAATTCAGAACGATAAACAAATTCATATTCTGGAGTAAGATCACCATATTGATCAAAATAATTCAATTTAACAAATTTGTCATTCTTTTGGGTTACTTTAACCTTTTGATTAACAGCATTTGGAAATGTATCCCCGATTTTCAATTCATCGAAAGAAGGAATATGATAATATTCTTTGGGCGCTCCATGACCAGCTTCGACGATTTTACCAGACGGAAGATGACGGACGTGGTGGACAGGTTTCTTACGAGCTTTTTCCATGTCAGGATATGAAGTAACATTCTCATCTATATAGGGGTATGTTTGACGGGACTGATTCCATTTTTTTATTTGAGCATACGTCTTATTCATTTCATTTGGAATAATCACGTCATTGATTTGTCTTCTAAGATCGACGATATTTTCCAAGATAATTTGCATTTGATTAATTTCGTAGTCAAGATCACTGTCTATAGATTTTTGGATCTTAATATAACCAAGTAGTTTCTTAACGTCAGTTTGATATTTATTACAAAGTTTATCAACTTCTTTTTTCATGTCTTTTGTTAAACGCTTATAAGATTCTGTAAAAAGAGGTTTATACTGAGGTAGTTTATATTCTTTTTCCTGAACTGACATTAGAAACTTTTTAAACTTGATCTTCTCAGTTTTATATTTGTTAAAAATAGGGAGAACGCTTCTAAAATGTGATTTCTTCGTTTCGTCAAGTCTTTCAATTTCTTTTTGTAATTTGGACATTCTTTTATCTACATTCTGTGCTAAACGAAGTTTATGTATTACTTTTTTAACTTCAGGAGTTAATTCTTTAAAAACTTTTTCTCCATGTCCTGCTTCAACGATTTTACCAGTTTTAAGATGTCTCTCGTGACGAACTGGTTTTTTTCTTGCAGCAAAATCTTCATCTCTAAGCTCTTCCTTAGTGAAGAAAGATTTTTCTAATTTGAGAACTTGATTTCCATCGGTAATGAAAAATTTAGATGTCATTATAGGCTCCTATTGTTTAATATCTAAGCACCAAATATCGCCAGTTTCGGATTCATAAATTTTTGGCATTTGTTTTAGGGCAAAATCATTACCTTTGAAAAGTTGCTCAGGTGAGATAACCGAATTTAATTCGTACTCAATTTCTGGCTTTATATTTATTCCTTTTCTATCTCTAAATTCAAGTCGGTACTCATCACGACCAACCAATCTATATTGAACCTCTCCGCTGTTAGACGCTATATTATTCTCAGTAGCAAAATTATTATTTATTTTCTCTTTTGTTTTTTCTTCGCTCGCGACTTGCTGGCTCATTCTAAAATACTCCTTAGTGCTGATTATTTTTTGGGTCATGTCGGCAGCCGTTTCTGCCATTAGATCGTCAATATCATATCCTAAATCCTGAGCTATCCGACTTACCCGATCTTCTCTCGTCGCTTGATTGAATAAATTTGGATTAAATATCATTATTCTCGACTTTCTTCTAATGATTTATGCAAAAGTTCTCTAACTACTCTTTTTATTATATTAGGATTTTCTTCTTTCCATTTAGTTAGAACTTCATCTGTTATTTCGTCCTCATCAATATCTTGCTCTTTAATATTATTTTTTATCTCATCTTCTTTATCTTCTAATAATGCACTCATAATATACGGTTGATCATCTAAAGCATTTCTATAATTACCTTCATAAATCGCAAAAACTACATCATCTTCATCTGCTTGTTCAATAGCATTTTGGATATCTTCTTCGCTTATCTCTTTATCTTCTTCATCAGTACCGGATCTGTCTTCCGATATTTTATCATTTGCCCAACTGTTCATGTCAACATCATAAGCTTCTTTAATGCTTTCTAAACTATAGTCGGGTCTATCAACATAATCTGTAAATGCCTGTTCCGGGTCTATATCCACATATTCAAGGATCTTGTCAATATTTAGTTCAGGTTGTAAATTATCATAAATATCGTTTACCTTATCTTCTATAGCATCTTTAATTTTCTCTTTTATTTCAGGATGAGATAACTTTCTTTCTTCATATGACTCTTTTAATTTTTTTCCTACACCGGTAAGTCGTTGAAATACATTTCCGTCTCTTTTATACGGACGATATTCTTTGTGAGTTCCTTTTGATTTTTCCATTTCTTCATCATATGCTTGCTCTGACATAGGAATTCTGAATCCATATGAATGTTCTTCAGTTTCATCATAAGAAATATCTAAGGCATCTAAAGCGTTTTGAATTGGTATTTCTAATTCTTTTTTATCAAAAATTATCGTAGGAGTTTGATATTTAGCACTCATACTAAATTCAATATTACCCGTTTCGTTTCCTAAATTTTTCTTAATTTCTTTTTGTAATAGTTTCAAAGCATTTTTATTATATCTCCGTGATTCTAAATAACCTCCAACTTCAAAAGATACTCCCTCTTTTTTTGCTTCTTCAGAAGTATCAGAATGCTTTTCTTCAAAAACTTCCTTTTTTGGTGTCACTTTCTTAAAATCTCCTACCTCATCTTCGTCAACATCTTCAACTCTTCCGTCTTTATATTTAACAGAAAAAACACCAGTTTCTCCATTTACAATAACCCCTTCTTCTCCATATTGGTTCTCGACCTTATCACCTAATTTAAATTCTTCATTTTCTTTAATATTTTCTTTTGGCTTATCTGTTTCGTATTCTCTGATTGAAACTATTTTATCAGGTTTATTAAGATTAACAATTGGCTTAGTTATTCCATGACCAGCCGTAACTATTTTTCCTGATGCCAAATGTCTTTGATGACGAACTGGTTTTTTATGTTCAGCCTTTTGTAGTTTGGGTAATTTTTTGACATCTTCTTTTTTTGACTTCTCAAGTTTATAAACCTGATCGCCATCAGTTATAAAGTATTTTGACGTCATAATTACTTCCTTTTTTCTTCTTCTCTGACAATTTTCTCGATAGGAAATTTTTTGTCTCGGGCTTTATTAAAACTCCTGGGAAATTTACTTACTCTAAATGATTTTTCAATCACTTGATATTCATCATCGAGCTCAATAAAATCATCTTCACTTTTTAGGATTTTATTATCAGGAAGTTCTACCTTGTATATTTTATTGTTTTTATTGACGTATTCGTTTAAACTCATTTTAATTTCTCCTATTTTAAATGAAACTAACGTTGCTCTCGCAACAGATTAAATAATCTGATTTATTTTTCCAACGCAATTATTGCGTCGTCAATCTCTCTTGACATTTTGTTTATTACGTCCGCAATCATTCCTGAATATAGACTTTTTGTTGGAGAAAGTCTACTATCACTTTTTTCAAAAACAGATTCCACAAGAGTGAGGCCTTTCCCTTTCAAAGCAGAAAACACTCTCGCCGAAATAGATTTCAAAGACTGAATTGCCTCTTCACTATTTTGAGGGGCAACATATCCGATTTTTGCCTTTCTAACTTCTTCTTCCATTTTACTTGCTCCTTTTCTTATTTTTACTGCAAAGCTTTACGCTTTACATAATTTAATTTTCTTAAACTGATTTCTAATATCTTATTCATTTCTTCTTCTTTGAAAGTATGGAATTTATGATCTGGATATAATGTTTTAATTTCTCTTTCTCGGATCACATCTTTTTGTCTTAACGATCCATCTTTATTGAAATGGTGTTTTTCATAAATTTCCATAATAATTTTATATTCATGTTCTATATAATCAAGAAAATAACCAAGTTCCGGAACTTCATATTCTCCCCCACCGTAAACTGCATATTGACCGTGGGTGTGATTTTTTTCATCGAAAAGTTTCAAAATATCACAAGCTTGTTTGTTATAAGCAGGAAAAACTTTGCCATGATTTTCTTTAATTCTTTTGAGTATTGCTAATCTTCTTTTTCTATTAGACTCTTCCGTTTGGCTCTTCCCCATTTTACTCAAACTAATGTTTTCACATTGTTCTTTTGTTCGTTTAAGTCCTGTAAGAGCTTTACCAATATTTTCACAATGTTCCAAACTATACTTTCTGCCTCTTTTCGGTAGACCGCTGTTTATTCTGTGTTCTAAAGTTTGTTTTCTTCCTTTAAGCGGGGAAGGTCTTCCTTTAATTTTTGAACCTATTTTTTCTTTGATTTCTTTCGCTCTACTTGCGTGATGATTAATATATCTTTGATCACTTATTACTTTACAAACAAAAGTTTCTCCACATCCACAAGCACAGATTCTGGTTTCAACTGGAATTATCCTTCCGGCATGCATACATTTTGTACTACAAAATTTTATTTTATCATTTATACTAACTTCTTTTTCTTTACCACAATTTAGACAATGAATTATTTTTCTTGGTAATTTGTTAAAACTCCCATTCTGTCTTACGAAACTAAAATAACAACTTTTACTACAATAAATATTTTTACAATCTTCTCCGCAAAATTTACATTTATTTGTTTTCTTTCTAATTTCTTTTATATGTTTTCTTCCGGTGTTAGCTTTTTTCTGTGCATGTTTACCGATAAATCTTTGATCACTTGTTTCTTCACATTGAAAAGTTCCGGCACATCCACACTCACAAATTCGAGTTATAATAGGAATACCATTAGGATATTTCTCTCTCTTTTCTTTCATTTTCTCTTTACGTTTTTCTTTCTGTTCTTCTGATAACTTTTCTCCTTTACGATTATGTCCTGTAATATATTCTTGTTCACTATCTATTTTACATTCAAAAGCCTGATTACATCCACAAATACAAATTCTTATTTCCAATTCTTTCTTTACTTTTATTCTTCCTCCACTATGTCCCAAAATGAATCTATTTCCAGGTTTAGCCAAACTACCGCATCCGCATTCACAAGGTAATGATTCTAACTTTTCTTTCATTTTTATTTACCTCCTTGAAAGGTATTAAGGCCGGGTGTTCAAGGCACCCAGCCAATTATCCAATTTTGTAATCAAATCCCGTAGCATTTTGTACAGCTGCGAGTAATTCTATAGTAAACCCATACCCTGGTACTTTATATACAACTTCAACCGCGCCACCCCCAACATTATCACCAGGATTACTTGTAAGCATAACGTCAATCATTGAATCAGATGCCACAGTTGGAGCAGCAACATAATAATCTTCCATTCCCGCCGGAATTGTTCCTGACCCAGTTCTTGCGACTACCAAATAATCAAACGTCGTTGCGTTTTGAACGGCATTTGTCATATTAAGCGTAAATCCTACTCCATTATCCTTGATTATATGCTCAACAACAGCTCCACCTGCTTCCTCCGCTGCATTACTTGTCAACATTACTTTCACTATAGTACCAGCCCCAACTCCTGCACTCGCTACAACAACAGAATCAGATCCTGCAGGAATTGTTCCTGTTCCTGTTCTTACGCCTGCATTTAAAAAATCAAATCCACATGTATTTTCTACCGGTGAACTATAATTCAATTGGAAACCGACCCCTGCTGATTTTGTAATATACTCGACGACCGCTCCTCCTGCAATTTCACCAGGATCACTTGTATTAATAACCGTAACCATAGAATTTGCTGCTACTCCGGCAGATGATACAGCTTGTGTAATACTTCCTCCAGTAGTTGTTCCAGCCCCAGTTCGTGCCATTTTTATTCCTCCTCTAATTTATTTTTCTAAAAAATTCTTCCCAAATCTTCTTTTTTCATTACATGTTTCGTCTCGATTGTTGTATCTACCCAAACTTTAAATCCTCTCTGATGAGATGCACAACAAAAACCGAAGTCCTCGCCCAAAGGATGTGCTTGATATTGAATACTATCAATTACCTTTTTTGTGTATAAAATACAAGAACCCGTCACATCACACTCAAATAAACTCTTTTTGGGATATTCCATTAGATTCTCATAACATTCTCTTTCTTTACTGAAATTAAAAATATTTGTTATGTCTTTTCCGTAGCCATTTTTTTTATCTGAGTTAATTACTAAAGCGGAACAAATATCAACATTATTCTTCAGTAGCTTTCTCAATGAATTTTTAGGGACCAACACGTCACTATCTATAGAAAATACATGAGTAACATTTGGTATATCCTTGAACAAACTAATCCAATCATTTCTAACTTGAGCAAAATGCAAAAATTTATCAGTATTTCTTCCTAATTCTCTTTCACAAGACTCGAAATTATAATTTTTTTCTTTTACTATAGCTAAATTATATTGCCTGAAATCTAATGAATTCAAATATTTTAAAGTTCCGTCTGTGGAATCGTTCACGAGAAAACAGATTAGCAGATCTTTTTTGGGATAATCAATATTATAGATAGCTTCCAAATACTTAAGCAAAGTCCATTTACGATTTCTAATGGGACAACCGACGATTATACTCATTATATCTTTTTTAATCTGCAGCAAAATGTCAATCGATTTGCACTTGTTAAAATATCGTTTGGTTTATCATAATTTGTTTCTCCGTCTAAAACAAAATAAGGTTCAAAATAAGATAGCATTTTTTGAGGAGTAACTTGAATCTTACACTGAGGTGAAACACCATATTTTTCTCCACAAAATATGCCTTTACCGTTTATTTGATGTTCAAAAAAATTACAAGAAGGAGATGGTTTATTAATATCATTAGAAATCATAAAAGACAAATAAAGATAACTTCCTGGAGCAGATACTCTAGCAAATTCTTCTGCGCTGGCTATAATATCTTTTTCTTTAAAATGTTCTAGAACAGAAATACAAAACACGGCATTTATCTTTCCTGATTCAAATGGCATTTTCCATGCTTCAGCTATTTTATAAGTAACTTTCTTTACTACTTTATGATTAATAATTCTTCTTACATCCACTCCATAAACTCTTTCATATTTTTCTGTTAAAACAAAAGGAAAGGGATATTTTTCTGGTTCCCCACTTCCTACATCTACTGCAATGCCTTTAGGATCTTTTATTAAACTCTCCATATAAAGATATTCGTATGGTCTTGACCAATCTGTTAACAGTAGTCCTTTCAATTCTAAAACTTTTGGATCGGATAATTTAATATATCTATTGATTGTCATTACTTGTCCCCTGCAAAATTTATAAAATTAACGCCCTTTGTGTCTTTCAGTTCTTTATTTATAGAAAGATAATCTTTGTGACCAACTAATAAAACAACAATATCACATTTTTTTATCTCTTCAATTGAATTACAATCTGTTATAAAAGGATCATGAAATTTGATATTGAAACACTGCATATTTTGAAGCTGATTCATTATCTCTATCGCAGGTGATTCTCTAAAATCATTTGTGTTTGGCTTATATGCAAGTCCAAGAATACCTATATCAATTCTTGATTTTTCAAATGAACCTATATTCATTTTATAAAATTCATTTATTCGCGAAACAATTTCTTTAGGTTTATTTTTATTTATTTTTCTTGCAGTTTTTATAAGTTTAGCACTATCAGAATCATATGTTAATAAAACAGGATCTTTAGGGATGCAATGTCCGCCGACTCCAATTCCAGGATAATGGATATTGACCCGTGGATGTTTATTAGCTAGACTTATAGCCTCAAAGCAATTAATATTTTTTTCTTTCGCTATTTTCTCTAATTCATTGGCGAAAGCAATATTAACATCACGATAGGTATTTTCAATTAGCTTCACAAATTCAGCAGTTTCAGCTGTTGTTTCTAATAACATCCCTTTGCAAAATAATTTATAAAAATCTATAGCTTTATTTGTTGAAACTTCATCTATACCTCCAATCACTCTGTCATTGATAACAAGCTCATTCATTATATCCCCCGGAAGTATTCTCTCTGGACAATATGCTAATTGATAATCTGAGTTATTATCAAGATATTTATCGTATAAAAATCTGCTTGTACCAACAGGACAAGTGGATTCGATAATAAGTAAGTTATCTTTTTTGATGAAAGGTTTCACCGAATTAAATGCTTTGTTTAGATAATCTAAATTTGGTTTCCCATTTAATAGAGGTGTTTGAACCGAGAAAACAAAAATGTCAGCATTTTCTGGAGACTCCTGAACTTTTAGTTTATTCAAAGCAATAACCATTTTTAATCTTTCCTCTAATTCAGTTTCATGAATCATACAAACACCGGAATTTATTTTAGCAATTAATTCTTTATTGGTGTCTACTCCGATAATTTCACACCCAATTTCCGCTAATAAAACTGATAGAGGAAGACCAACATACCCGAGACCAATAACACAAACTTTCACTACAGCTTTCCTCCGTTTTCGTCTATGAATTTCAGCATGTCGATGATTCTTTGTTTTACCGAATGCTTATCTTTGACAGCTTCATATCCATTATTAGCAATTCTATCTCTTTCAGTGTCATTATTTAAATATTTATCTACTAATCTTAAAGTATCTTCTGGGGAATTTGAAATAACTAAATCTTTTCCGTCGGTAAATACATTTTCTGTAGCCTTGCTCCAGGCACTTAAGCAAAAAGCTTTACAAGCGGGTATTTCGTAAGCTCTCCAACTCATCATAGTCGGACTATATTGGTTAGAATTTATTGAAATACAAATCTTGGCCTTGTTATAAATTTCTGCATGACGTGTATACAAAATGTAATCCATTAAGTTATTCTCAGAGACAAAACCAGACTTTAACCAATTATCTTTGTGGCCCCAAATTTTAACATTATACCCATTTTTGATGAGTGGCCTAATTATGTTTTTGTATCCAGGCTTTATCTGATGTCTATCTACTTTCTTTTCATAACATTCTCTTTCAATAGATGGTAGATAATAATTGCCTAACAAAACCACGTCATATATTTTTTCTTCTTTAGAATATTTACTCCATAGAGGATTATAACCCAAAGGAACTATCCCGACTTTTTCACATCCTATTTTTTTATAATCTTCAACACATTCACTAGCACAAGTAAATACATAGTCATAGCCTAATGCTTGTTTACAAGTGGCAAAGTTAAAATTAGGATCTTGTGTTGTAATCCAAGCAAGACATTTGTTATTTTGTTTTCCCCATTGCTTAATTTTTTCGTAATAAGAAAGTTTCTTAGGATTTATTAATACAGAGCCTATAAGAATATCAGGATTAAACTTTTCTAAAGTATCTCTAACTTTTTCAAAATCTTCATTATCCTTGAGTAATGAAATGTGATTTATTTCTAGCTCATTCAAAGATGCGGTCCAATATTTATGCATTACTGTAGAATCAAAAAATACAATCTTCACTTTGTGCACTCCTTAATTATTAATGTATTTCTGAATAAAACTGTTCATTTGAACCTTGGCATCATTTTCTAATTTATTTAATATATCATTATTATAGGTATAATCTGGAGAAAATAAATGAGTCACCATATTATATAAATTATTTTTATTAACGATAATTTCTGGCATTTTAATTTTTGCAGCTAATTGCTTTGCCTTATTAGAATGTAACAAACATAAAACAGGCACTCTTTCTTTTAATGCAGTAACTAAACCGTGAAAAGCACAAGTAATATAATAATCACATGATCTAATATACGAATATTTATGCTGGGTGTCATATTGAATGGGCATGCTATTTATATTAGCATAACTAACACTTCTAACAATTTCTTCCTTTAAAGAATTGTGTAAAGAAATAGTATTATAAAAACCAGTTTGTAAAGGTATAAATTTAATGTTTTTACTCTTGTCGCTATCTTTACTTCTATCAATCAAATTAATAATCAAAGAAGACATCTCTCTAAAAGAATACAATTCATTACGTCTATAAGTTATGCCAACACTACCTTTTTCTTTTGGCTCACTAATTTTACTCTCATAATTCCACGCTATGTCTTCAACTAATTCAACATTTTTAATATCCAAAACATCTCTAATCCAATTACAACTTAAAATATCCCTTGCCGAAACATATGAGGCTTTTGAAAAGAAATTTTTATATAGCTTAAAAGTGTTCTCATTTTTAAATTTCTTTATTGACGGATCTGCTACTCCTATTCCATAAATATAAACTTTCTTTCCATTTTCATACCATTTCTCATTAAAATAATTATTATTAAAAACAACATCCCATATTAAATCTCCGCCCCCAATAATAATTTTATCAAAGCCATCTAAATTATCATATGGAGTGATAGAAACTGCTCTATGAAATCCTAATTTTTCTCTCCACGTCTCAAGAAAAATATCGTCCCCATAATTACTCCAGCCGTAATATCCCACAAGTCCAATCACTCTTTACTCTCCTTTTTTCCCTTAATGAATTGCCATCTTTTCGTAATAACATTATCGTCAACAGAGCAATTAAAATATTTCCCTACTTGTTTTAATATTTCTTCTCTATTATAATGTCTAAAATGGCTGGGAAAGAAGCTATCTCCATTAGGAACTGATATCAGAATTTTGCCACCATTAATCAAAACTCTATGAGCTTCTTGCAAAGTTTTTATAGGGTCACTTACATGCTCTAATGTTTCTGCCAAAACAACTGTATTAAAACTCATATCAAAAAATGGCAATTCTTCAGACCAAGCTTTCTGTATTGAAATTTTATTTCTAACTTCTTCAGATTCTTTTGAAAGAAATTCTTTAGCTCTTTCCAAACAAGCATCAACAATATCAACCCCTACAATTTCAAATCCTCTTCTGGCGGCTTCAAATAATATGACTCCATCAGCACATCCAATATCAAGTATTCTACCATTTATGTTAGCTAAAAACCAATTTATTCTTGCTGATTCTATTCCGTTCCGATGGATTTCAACAGATACTTTAGCTTTACTTTGATATGTGGTGTTTAAATTCTCGACGAGTTCTTTTGAAACCACATTATCACTAGGAAATCTCTGTCTCCATTTGTAATGATCTATCATGTCAAATCTCTATTGTGAACCTATTTAATTCATTCAATATTTTAATAGCTTCTTGTGCTCTGTACTTCCACGTAAATTGTTTAATATAATTTTTTCTTAAATTAACGTCTACTTCTTTTCTTTCGGACATAGCGATATTAATTTTTTCCGTGAACTCTTTAAATCCTTCTGCAAGATAAACGTGAGACTCAAAATTCTTTATTGTTGTTAGTCTTGTTGCTACAACTGGTTTGCCAACGGCCAAATATTCATACAATTTAACTGGATCAGTAGCTTCTGTTATCTCATTTTTTTTGAAAGGTATTATACATACATCCATAGCATTTATATAATACTTTAATTGGGAGTGGGGTTTCAACCCAAGCCAATGAATGTTTTTATATCCCTCTTGTTTGATGCCTTCTGGCATTGTATGAAATTCTTGACCAATCAAAATGAATTCATATTTGTTAAACAGAAAAGCTAGATTAAATAATAACTCATAATCGAACCAATTTGCTAATGCCCCGATATAACCAATTTTAATTTTACCTTCATATTTTGATAAGTCTTCAAGAAAAGGTTTATTATCAACATTTAGAAAGTCTTCATTAAATCCGTTAGAAATCAAATAAACGTCTTCACCCTTTTGTTTTATCTTTCTGTCATAAAGTATTTTACTAGTAGTGATTATAATATCAGCTTTTCGAGTCAACATGTCCTCATTGCTTCCCCAAAACTTGTAAAAATCATCTACACAATCATAAACTACTAATTTCTCTTTATATTTTCCTATCCATTCGTTTTGTATTCCAGGATTACCAATCCAAAGAATATCTATATTGTCTTCAATTAAATTTGGATCTGGACAAATGAAAAGATTTTTTTTAATCTCATATGGCTTGATTCCTTTTCTTTGTTGAAAATTCTGGCAATAATAAACTTTATGACCTAATTCTGCAAAAGCCGTCATTAGTCCCTGGGGTCGCTGTGTCATGACGTTCCAGTCAAGAGTTGGGGGGTAGCAAAAAGTATATTTCTTCTCGTCTAACAAATTACTTTTTCCTTTAATATTTCTATTTCATGTTTTTCTAAATCGGTATCAATGGTAAATCTGAACCCCCTAAATTTGCTTTCATGAATAACATCGTCTGTTAATTCTGGTAATATTTTGAAATAATTTTCAGATCCAATCTTTATTAATACCTGATCTATACTTTTAATTCCTTTACCTTCTTCTGATTCAAAAAATACTTTTAAATAATAAAACATATTAGACGTATTTACTTTCTCCTCTTGACTTAAATCAAATTTCATGTTTTCTTCTCCTTGAAAAATTTTATGGGGCTGGGAGCTTGACGTTTAAATAATTTTTATCTCTCTTGACTTATCTTTTGTAGAAGCTTTTGGTATTTTGACTGTCAAAAACCCATTCTCAAGAGTTGCAATAATTTTTTCTTCATCAATGTTCTTGGGAAATGGGATGACACGTCGAAATGCTTTACTTGATAACTCTTTAAAGACATAGCCTTCATTTTCATTCTCAACAACTTTTTCATCACTTTGTTTACTGGCAATACATAAATGCTTATCTTCAACAAATATGGCTATATCTTCTTTACGGAAACCCGCAACGTTAGCCTCTACAATATATTCGGTCTTTGTCTCTTTCACGTTTATTTTTGGCAATGAACTACTTTTCCATAATTTTTTTGGGGTTGCGAAAAACTGGTCGGAAAACATATCGTTTTGGAACGACAACATTTCCTGCATAATAGTATCAAATTTACGATTAACGTCAAAAAATGGTACTAAATCATTCATTTTTATTTCCTCTCCTTTTTCTGCACCCCAGCCCCGTTTCTACTTTGCGTTTGTGTCTAAAACTGTTGAAGCCGGTTCCCAAATAATCTCCGAACGATTTTTGAAAAGCTTATTGTTATACTTGACTTTTACCGTCGCGTCAATATCTTCTTGCCACTCATTTTTCTCGTCATATCCGGAATGCTTCTTAATATCTATAACATCTATACTAATTATCTCCTCAACAATAAAATGATTTTTCTCTATGATATTTCCACAGCGATCAAACTTATCATAATAACGAATATCATTTTTAGCAGGAATTCTGTCAACTCCCATTTTAAGAAATTCTTCATCATTATAGTCTTTGATGAGAATTCTTTCTTCTTCACCGGGAATAATAAAACAATATCCGGAGTGGTAGATGCTTCTTGACATTTTTAACCTCCTTTACTTTTCAAGTACAATTATTTTCCCGACAAAATAGCATTAATATTTGAATACCCAATGTTTATTTCTCTCACGACAAGTTGGAGCATTTGATTGAAAACATTAGCAATTTGCTGATCTTTTGTTAAAGGCTGTTGAGACTGGGACTGTTCAGCATCTGTTTCCGTAACCTTAACTGTTTTTTCTTCTGAATTCATTTTTTCACCTCACTTTTAATAAACTACGAAATCGCTAATCTCATTGCGGCTCCAGTCAAAGACCCAATAATTAAAGCCCATGCTGCCGCTGTTTTAGCATCAATCAATCCTAAATAGAGTAATCCACCAACACAAAATAATGCAACCGTACCAATATAAACTTTTTTACCATCCAAAAACTGCCAAATTGCTTTTAGAATATTCATATTCACCTCCGAATTAAAAATTTAATCTTGTCCCCATTGTAATTCTATTGAGGAGATATCTGGTACTTCAACTTCCCAAAGAATACTAGTTATATTTGAAAGTTTTTTGCTTTTGTAATAAACTGTGGTTTTATTATTCTTCACCACAATTTTAATTATTTTCTTGGGACTGTATAATACAAAATCAAAATTTTCTTCAAATATTTCTTGATGTTCTTTTCCATTAGCGTCAAATGTAACAATAATTAACTTTTTTTCTTTTGAAGTTTCTTTGTAGCGAAGAATCGCATAATTGGTAAGGATTTTATTGTTGATTTTTACTTCTGTATTACAAGGAATTCCTTTAATACAGCGTATTTTGATGTTTTTCTTCATAAGAGGCTTAAAATTTTATTTGTTTGTCCCCAAACTGAGCGTTACCTCCCGAAGGAACAACAATATTCCCAGGAAAAGCTTGGGCCTTATAAGCGTCTAAAACAGCTTGATTAATTATTGTAACAATTTGCTGTTGTTTTAAGGAAAGCTCTTTTATTTTTATTTCCGCCGCTCCGATTTCTTCCGTGAGCCGAGATTTCTGAACTTCCAAATCCTGAACCTCTACTTGTAATTCTTTTAAATCTTTACTTTCAGTTTTCTTCGCAACCATTTTTCTCCTCCTTATTCTTTGCCGTAATAATTTTTTCCCTGTCACTTAAACAATAATAAGTTTTTCCACCGTCTTTTGAAAAACATTCACTATCTCTATTATTCTGCCACATCGGATTTCCTCCACTTATTTCTGAAACATCATTCCATTCTTTTGGGTCATTTGTTAAAGGAGATAATGGTTTAAATTTTGCCAACCGATCAAATATTACTAAAACCTTCATTGCAGAAAATCCACTGTGACCTTCGTCGGCAAAAACTTTCATCATTTTCATAACTGCATCATAAATCATTCCATTATATTCGCTGTCTTCTTTATCAAGACCGACTAATTTCATTTCTCTTTCTGCGTGTTCTAATAAACTCATTTCACTTCACTCCTTTATCTTACTTCTTTTGTTTCCTCAACTAAATTTATATTGTCAATATTACATGTGAAATTAGAATCTGCTTTATTTCCAATGCAAATAAATTGCATTTGTAACAAACCGCCTGAGCCATTTGCTTGTTCAATGTTGAAAATATCGTCTCCCACTAAAGGATTATCGTCTACAAAGTCATTAAAGTTTATTTTAACTGTTTTCCATCCTCGCCAATCAATCCTCTGTTCATAAATCCATCGATCATCATAAATTGGATTCCAATTATTATTAGGATCTTGTTCATAATCCCAATTTCCATTATCATCATCTGCTAATTCAATTTTTAATGTCCCGGCTCCGTGACCATAAACATCCAATTGAACGTCTTGATATTTTGAAAGGTCTGTTTTCTCTTTAGCTAAATATGTTCCGATCCCGCCAGCATACCAATTCTTTGCTTTTCCCTGCAATAATAATGTCTTATTACTTTCATTTGAAGCAACCTGACACTTTTGAATATCAAATGTCCACCATTCAGGATTTAATTTGATTGATCCGTCTTCAAAATCATCAATTAAAAGAGCCTGACAAACATTAAAAGAAAATAGTAGTATGAGCAAAATCAAAAATAATTTTTTCATTTCTAAACCTCTTTGAGAATAGTAGTATATGTTTTAATTGTTAAACCTTCTAATTTTTTGTCAACCAAAACATTTATACCAAGAAATTTTATACAATAATACAAATCTGTTTTTAGCATCTGTGAACTAAGATAATCATATTTCATAGATGACTCATAATCGATTTCTTCATCACCATAACTTCCAATATCAATTAATTTCTTGGTGACTTCCTTGCTTACTACAAAAAAGAAAAATTCATTTATATACTTTTCCTTGCATTTTTTAATTAAGTCAGAAAATAGAGTAGTGTCTATTTCGTCTGTACTACGTAGCTCCAAGTTCACTGGTTACCTCCTCAAACTTAGCCTGATTTCTACAGAGATTGAGATCTCCTTTACAATTACACATTGCCACGGGATTTTCCTCTAAGACACAACTAACGTATTCTCCTTCATCATCAGCTCCATGAAAAATATAATATTTACACAATTCTGTTTTCATTTTTCAGCCTCCTTAATAAATTAAGAGACTTTTAATGATTACTTTTTCAATTCTTTCAAAAAATCCTCAGAAAATTTCATAAAAACAATTATATTTAGACTATTTCGATCTAAGCAATACAATCCACTTTCAAGTTTGTTTTTATCACTGTAGCTTTGAACAAAAGTAGAATTAGGACTCGCCTCTTTCATTATCTCATAATATTCTTCGATTGCTTCAAGAAAATATTGTTTGTAGTTTCTCACTACTTCACCTCTTTGATTTCTGTGTCTTTTTTACTTTTCAAAATTCTGTCGACATCTACTTTAATCTGTTTGATGACTTTGTCAACCCATTCGGAAAGAGGCATCTTATCTGAATCAAATTTTAGTCCGTCAATAATATCAACGTCATCATCATTTTTCATTTTACTTTACCTCTTTTTCAACACGCTCTTTTTTATACAAAACCCGCCGTACTTTTATAAATTCCTTAAATCAATCTAACTCCACATTCATCACAAAACTTTGAATCACCAGCAATCATTTTACCACACTGACCACAATACTTTCCTCCGGTAGCTTTACGAGTCATTTCATTTAATCCTTTCTCGTCATATCCTACAATCTTCAACCGGATGATTGTCTCTTTTTCCTCCAATGTTCCAATAAATGAATAATTAAACCTTTGTCCTGAATAAGATCCTTCAACAGTTTTTCCGTCGAATACATCAGATACATTGGAACAGGAATTGGAACAGGAAATTGATGGATTGTTCAAAGTAGTACTACTTGAATTAGAACAGTAAAACGCATTTATGTTTCCTGTTTCCGTAGTAGTTATTCCATCTATAGTCCCTTTAGTAATTGTTCCCCAATTATTTGGAGTCCATGGAGGATCATAATAGGGATATTCATTCCAGTGAATAATTTTTCTCGGATAGTAGTAATGTTCTACAATTGGGTGATGATAAATAATCCTTTCAACCGGTTCTTTTGTCAAACGAAATCTAATTTCAATTATTCCGTTTTTGGGATTATCTCTTTCACTACTATTAACATCATCTAAACTGACAAATTTGAATTTTCTTCCATTGTTCAGATTCTCTACATACCTCTCTATCTCAACTATGTCCCCCGAATGCACGATGAGATCCCCTTTTTCTGTGACATTTCTTCCATCAATATATATCTGCGCTACCCCGTCCCTCGTGTTTTTATTCTTGACTCGAATAGCGTATTCTTTTCCAAAAGGCAATGCCACAGTTCCATTTTCATCGTCAATTATCTTCCCGTCAACCTTGATATTCGCACAAAACCCACTCCTGTAAACCATAATTTTTCTCCTTTTACTCTCACCAGCAAAGAGCGTTGATTTTTAACTGGTAATTTGTACGGCGGGCTTTGTAGAAAATAAGCTAATTGATTCAAGAAACAAACTTTGTGGTTAAGTTAGTTTTTCTAAGGGAAGAAAAATGAATTGAGTATTTTTATCCAATTGATATGAATTGAAGTTCATTATTTTTTGAAGTAACTCAATTCTCACATTCCCTAAGAAGCTAAGAAGATAATATTTTTATAGCAGGGCCTGGATTTGAACCAGGGACCTTTGAGTTATGAGCCCAACGAGCTGCCAAACTGCTCCACCCTGCGATAAAACTGAAATAAAAATTACTTAGACAAATCTTCGGAGGTATCTTTAACAGAAAGGGAATAGTCGCCGTTTTCCCTCGCTTTTAATTCCTGGACCTTAGAATTTGACCAGTTTTTCACAACGGAATAATATCCGGTGATTCTACTCACAAAGTTTACATTTTTACTTTTGCAGCGTGGACAACCAACCTCAGAATTTTTTTCCATTATGATCTCCTTTTAATCATATGATCATTATAATATGAATTTATTGAAAAGTAAACTGTCACTCTGAGAGAATTTAACGTTGACTAATAGAATCTATCATCTTTCTTAAACGAACACCACCGGGAGAGGCCGAGAGGTCACTGGGGGCGCATTAACTACTTAGTATTAGGTGATATTAACCGTATTTTTTCTTATGAGCTTCTTTCAATTCTTCAACGTGACTTTCTAATCCTTTTGGTAATCCTTTTAATTGCTTATAAACTCTGGACCATGATTTGTCGTTTGAATCAACTATATAATTTTCACCCATATAAAATTCAACGCCATAATTTTCTGGATTTTTTGGATCTTCATAATATGTTACGTCAGCCGGCTTTCCGTTAACTGTGATTCTTTTTATAGCAATATTATCATGATGTCCAGTCTCTTTAGGATTATGAAATGTTATTTTGGGATTAACAATTCCTTTCTGCGGGATTTGAGCAAGTTTCCCTGTAGGTGTCATCCGAGTGAATGCTTTATGGCCAGTGGGTTTCTTACGAGATTTTATTAAACTTTTCTCTATAATTTTAATGGTCATTTATTTCTTCTTTTTCCCAAAAATACGATTATGTTCGTCAGCAATTTTAACTAATTTTTTTAACTCATCTTTAAGTAGTTGTTTTTGTTTGGAAGAACCTCTATCGATCCATTCACAAAATATTGGATATAGCCCATTCCAGGTAGGAGTGATATCAATTGTTTCTGTTTTTGTTTTCTCTCCAACTTTTCCAAGATCTAATTTATTTCCACGTCCGGCTGTAACAATTTTGCCTGAAGAAAGATGACGTTCATGTTGAGCGGGCTTCTTTCTTACTTCAAAATCTTCTCCTTCATCTCCATAAATATAAAATTTATTGCTTTCTCTGCTACTGTCTTCAGGACCATATAATTGATTTATTATTTTGTTAGCCGTTTCTTCATTTTTAGCTTTGAATTTAATAGTATTTTGATTATCACCCGTAACAATTCCTGAAATTTTAACATATTTAGGACCGAATTTTTTTAATACTTTATCAGCCAATTTTTTCGGATCATCAACGACATCTAGTTCAAATTGGACTGGTTTGAATACGGGTTCCTTTTGAGCTCCTTTTCCAGCAGGAAAAACTTTTCCTGTTTTACTTGTTCTCTGATGTTGAACAGGTTTCTTTTTTTCAGCTTTCTCAAACTCATTATCATTTACTGTAAATGAATTGACTGTCATTTTATTCTCCTTTAATTAAACCATTTGGAATCTTCAATTGCTCTAAGAGTTAGTTCAGCTCCGAGTTTTGTTATTGCTCTGTGATATGATTCTTCTGTGTGCATTCCTTTTTCGTGACAGATTTCGTGAATAATTAAATCAAGCATTTGAGTAGTAATTTTTTCTTTGAAGAAATCATTTTTCAACTTAGACAAATTAACTGTCATACATCTATTACCTTGTGACCATTTCCCATAACTTGCTGCGGGAAGATTCTCTTTTGATTTTATGAAAGACATACTTAAAGTAACATTAAGAAATTCTTTAGCAATTTTTTGGGAGATTTTCCTAAAATATTTATGTCCAGCGGTTAATTTATCTTCAGAAATAATATCATAATTATTAGTCGGAGTTTTTCCAAATAATTTAGTACTTGATTTAATACAATTATCTCCAACTTCTTTAATTGTATTCCATTCTTCTTTCGAAAGTTCTGCTCCGCGAATTACTCTGTAGCCGTTTGCAATGGCATCATCATTAGCAATAGGGTCACGTGGATTTGCAATAACTACTTTATCTCCATATCTTGATTCGACAATTTCTTTTACCGCGACTTTTTCGATTCTCTTAGAAGTAAAAGCCTGTCTAATCCACACCTGCGAACTTTCTTCTTCCTTAACTTCATTGAAGGTCTGATTTAAAACTTCGGCATATAAGTCTCTTAAGAAAGAAGGGAGAACAGTTTCTCTGTCTACTCCTAATGGAATTTTTTGCTGAACATCGATTGAATATTTTGATTCTGGAATTTCTTGAACCGGTATTCCCATTTCATAGATAAATGGTTTAGTAGATTTATACAAATAAACATCGGTCTTTCTTAGAGTCCTCTTGAATATCCCATTCTCTTCAAGCTCAGTTACAAGAGCCGTGTTAAATTTATCAACAGGTAATTGAGAAGAAATTTTTTCGTCATTGATCAGAAATTTGAAATTAGATGGAGGAAGATAAGATTTAATCTCGGCAATTATTTTGTCACATTCTTCCCTTGAACATTTGAACTGAGCTTCGACTTTACTTCCATGATCTCTTACTGCTCTCTTTGTACTTCGACCAATATTATCAAAAACAATAGTTCCTTTGGTTGTTTGGATTGTTGCTCTCGTGCACCGTGAAAAAGCCTGCTTCTCTCCAAGATTGAATCTGCCTCTTTGATTAGGATTTTTCCTTTTGTCTGTGTTTTTGAATAAAGTAAAAGCGCAGGTTAGGTCTTTGAAGCCATCCGGATTATCATCCTCAACACTTAGAAAACAGAAACTGTTTTTCTGATGAATCTCGACCTTACAGAAACTAATATTCTCGTCCCAAGCATTTTGGATCAATTCTCTGGCAATCCATGATTTAGGCTTTCCGTCCTGTAGAGACTTGAGACCTTCTCTGTCAACATCAAACCAATTCTTCACCTGCATGTATCTCGACCTCCTATGTTCTTCTAAACTCGACCTTCTGATCTATATGTATATTATAACATATATCTCGGTGAATGTACATAGGTAGTTTTGATGTCAATAACTATAATTTGTCTAAACTTATTCTTTCTTTAGAATCATTATAAGCGTGAATAATATAGCTTTCTTTATCAAAATAAAGATCTTGATCAAAATAATAAGCAGGAATCTTCTTGAATCCCAATTCCTTTAATGCAGCTAATCTATGTCTTCCATCAACCATTCCATTTTCTTTATCTACAAGAATGGGTTTTACTTCATTAGTAGATTTTAACTTCTTAATTATTTTGCTAACGTGTTCTCCAACTACTTCTTTTGCATCTCGGTAACGACGTAGATTTTTAATTAGAAGTAATTTCAAATGTTTCTTTAAATTTACTTCTCTTTCACCTTCGCCGGCCCGAAAAGGAACTCCTAATTTACTGATTCTCTGGTGCTGTTTCTGTTTAGCTCTTTTCTGTCTATCAATTGCGTGACCGACTTGAGACATTTTATTTTTATCTTCTTCTGTCGGGGTACCTTGTTTTAGTCTGTCATAGAGAGATTTTTCAAAATCTTCTTGTGAAACTTTTTCAACTATTAACACTGGAATTTCTTTCGCTCCTAATTTCTTAGCCGCCATTACTCTATGTCTTCCTTCTTGAGATGCTTTTTCAGTTGAATAATCCAAGAAAGGAATATTAAACTTAGCTCCTTGAGACATTTTATCAAAATACTCATCCGATAATTTAGGCTCAATCATGTCTAATGTTTCTTTTAAAGGAATTTTTTGAATCTCTGCAACCCTCTGCATATATTCATCTGGAGACATTTTAACAATTTCGCCTTTAATACCTTTTTGGGCCGCATAATATTCTCTAAGATTTTTATAATCTCCCCCACCTTTATATGGCTTATCACCTAATAAAGCATCATAAAAATCAAATCCAGTAGATTTTAAATCCCAATTAATTTTTGTTCCAATTTCATAATTTTCTGCTATTTTAGATAATTGTTTATCATCATATTGCTCTAATTCTTCATGACTTATATTCCCAACTCTTTGAATAATTTTATTTTCAAGTTCAATTCTTTTATTTTTAACTTCGAGTTTTTTGAATGAATCAATAAACTTCTTCGCTGTTTCAATAGCGGCATCTTCTGTTTTGAATCCTCCACCAAGACTGGCATAACCTTTTCCTGCTGTCTTTCTTACATGAACCCAAAAAGCATCTTTCCCTGTTTGTTTTGTATATATTGTAGAGTCTTTATAAGGAATTTTGCTTAAAATGGGAGCATCGAATACACCTCTTTTCCCAGCTTGAAAAGGTTTACCTTTACTTAATTTATCTTCATCAACCCATATAGATTTTTTATTCTGTAATTTTATCTTATAACCAATAGCATTTTTCTGATGAAAAATATCAGATATTTTCTCTGGTCCATCTACAACAATTACTTTTTCTCCAGGTTCATTCTCTCTAAACTTGTATATTACAGAATCTCCCTCTTTAAATTTACCTGATTTCTTACTTCCTTCGCCGGCAAAATACGGTTTTCCTGATCTCACTCTCATATGTTTGGACTGTTTTGATTTCTCAATAATAGTCCCATCAGGAAGAAGATGTTTATTTGGATCATTTGTTTGAACAAGCAAAGGACCAAAAGTTTTAGAATCAAAATGAATGACATCTCTAAAATCTATTTTACTGGGATCTATTGCATCACTCATTAACCATTTGCCTTTACCCATTCCCGCTTCAAAATGTTTGTCTTCTGTGTAGTTATTTTTATTATCTTTCACTCTCAGAATAACTACGGGTTCTTTTGTATCCCATTCCACTCTATGAGCCCATCTTGCTGCGTCATCAAAAGAAGAAAATAAATAAACTTTATTTTTGTCGGTGCGAATGTCCTGACCAAATGCCCCATGAGTAAGAGATTTCTTTTGAGGTTGAATACCATTTACCATAATTCTCTCTAAGTTCTTCCGCGGAGTGACATGAAATAAAGTAGATATTTTCTCCAAAGGTTGTTCTTTTTTGACACCTTTGCTATCATTGAGAACATATCCTAATTTTGGATAATAGTAAAAACCTAATTTAACCGCTTCCTCCAATGCTTGGAATGCTTCTATTTTTGTTGAATAAAGTTCGTCAGCTTTATCTGCCACTTTATCTATAAGAAAATACCAACTTTTTCCAGGAAAACTTTGCTTTGAAACTTGAGCATTTAGCACCTCATCTTTGCCATCAACATCTACTGTTGCTTTTCCTTGATAATAGTTAGGACCTTCTTTTTTAAGCCCACTACCGGCTTGAAATGGTTTTCCTAATTTAGACATACGATCGTGACGAGATTGCTTAGATTTCTCTAAAGGCTCATCTTTCTTATACAGCCCAAAAACCACTCTGCTATCATCATCGATTCCTTCTATAATTACTGTTTTGTCCTGGAAATATTTAGCTTCTTCTTGAGCTTGACCGAGTTCAATAAAGCCGTTTATATATCTATAATTACCGTCTCTAAGTTTTATTTCTGCTTTTTGATGGAAATTTTCTAAAGATTTATTTACGTCCCGAGAATTTGCAACCGCAAGAGACTCTGAATTAATATTGTATTTATCAGCAATTTTATCTTGAACACTCTTAGGTAATTTCCCAAGATTTCCTTTCAATTCATAGACAGGAACTTTCTTTTTACCAAGCTCAAGAAGGGCTGCATAGCGATGATGACCGTCGATTAAACCATTATCATCCACAAAGAGGGGTTTAATTTCGCCGTTGTCCTGAATGTCGTGTTTGATGTTACCAATTTTTGAAGCTTTAAGATCTCTATTTACAGAAAAATTTGGACGAATATTATCAATGTCAGCAATTTTCTTGCGAATTACTATCGCTTTCTGAATTGGGTTTTTCGATTGACTGATTGTTTTTAACACGCTAACGCTCCAATTTGTCTGATACTAAAATAATTTTCCCAATAATCTCTATTACCATTAGTTACTAAATGACATTTAATACAAAGATTAATTAAATTTTCTTCTTTGTTATTTTTCTTGTTATAATCAATATGATGAACATGAAAAATCCATTTATCTCTTTTGAAAAGAAACTGAAGTTGTTCTTTATTTAGTTTACAGACCCGACAGATACCATGATCTCTTTCGAAGATTTCCTGTTTTAAAGTGTTGTTAAATTCTGGACCATAAGGCTCTAATCCAATTCCGCCTCGCCAATTCCAATTTTTTTCTCCCATTTGTCTTTCACTTTGCTTTCTTTTTCGCTCATCAGCTTTTTCTTTTGAACCTAAAATTTCTTCCCAAGTTTTATCCCTTCTGATAATACTAATTTTCTCACTTATTTCTTTAGCTCTTTCTTCACCATATCTTTCTATATGTGTTCCGGAATGTTTACCTTTATGTGATTTACTCTGTTTTTCTTTAACTTTTTGAGCTTTTTCTTCACTCCCAAAAATTTCTTCATAAGATTTGTCTTTTCTAAATTCAATTTGTTTTCTTTTGACCTCTGGTCGATTAGCAGCTTCTCTCATATTTTTTTTAGCTTCTTTTGTAAAAGGTTTTTTCTTTTTACCTTTTTGAGCTTTACCTATATTTTTACAGTGTTCTTCTGTAAAAGGTTTTTTCTTTTTGCCCTTACTAGCTTCACTCATTTGTTTTCTAGATTTTTCTGTATGTTTCTTATTATAAAAGGGATTATTTTCACCTTTAGTTATTTTACTTTGCCTCTTTTTACGTTCTTCCGCTTTTTCTTTAGAATTCATTATTTGTTCCCAGGATTTATCTTTATGACCTAAACTTATATTTTTTTTATGTTCTTCAGTAAACTTTATTCCTTTTCTATTAATGCTTAACTTCTTTACTCGCTCATCAATCTCTTTGGTTAAACCTTTATTCCAAGTAGGTTTACCTTTTTTTGCTTTACTTAAATTTTCATTATGTTGTTTTGTTCTAATATAAATACCACTCGGCATTATAAATTCCTCTCATTTATCAATTGATTTGTTCTCAGTACCATTATTTATTTTTTCCTCTATAATTATTTCATTAGATGATAAAGCTAATTCAGCAATAAGTGATTTTGAAATAGACTTGATTATTTTTCCTTTGGGAAATTTCGCAGAGAAAAATATTATATCAAAAAGTTTGGTGTTATTATTCCAGACGAGATCATGCTGATTCATTTAACAAAATTTTCTCCGCGAGTAAAACACTATTATACGCCTTGCCGTTATAAATAATCATTGGTGGATATTTTCCATTGTAAAACGAAAATTCTGTTAATCCGTCGATGGACTCGATGTCGAGATATTTGACTTTATATTTGTCTTTGAGCTTCTCGCCAAGCTCTTTGGCGATGATGCATTTCTCGCAATTTTTCTTGGTGATGATGATCACTTCTTCTTTGCACATATACTTTACTCCTTTAAAAAATATCTTAAATCAACAGCGGATTAATGCTGTTGAGATCTGATAGTTTATCTAACCATTTCAGCACGGGGACGGGCCTCATTAACCGTTAATTTTCGTCCACCGAAATCGGACTCATTTAATGCTGTAATTGCCTTACTCGCATCTTCTGAATCAATGTCCACAAACCCGAAGCCCC